CGTTGTTGTCGTTTGCCATTGTCTTGTCCCCTTGTTGCTGAATCAGGCGCGCCGATGCCGGCGCAGAATCGCCACGCCCACGGCCCGCCGAGCGGTCGCCGTCAGGCTCTCGTGCATCCACTCGAGCGAGCCGGCGCGCACGTAGCGCAGCCGGATCCCGAGCGCGGCGAGCTCGCCGATGGTGGTCACTCGGCCTCCGCGTTCACGGCCTCGGCGAGCGCCGCCGCAGCGAGCCACACGCGGCCCGCGACGGTCGGCACCACGCGCTCGGTCAGCACGCCGCGCTCGTCGTACTCGTGCGCCGTCAGACCCGCCGCGTACGCGGCCTGGTCCACGATGCGCTCCTCGCGCGTCGCCGACGCGACGCCCGCGGCCTTGCGCCGCAGGCACGCGACCAGCGCGTTGCGCTCCGCCTCGGGGGCAGAGCGGAATGCGCGGAGCGGGCTCATCACCGCACCTCGACGAGGTACAGTTCGAGCCGAGCCTCCTCACGCTGCGACCGGCGGCTGCACCCGTTCGGGCACACCTCGCGCGAGTCGCCGAGCACCCACTCCGTCTCCAGGTCGAGGCGGTACTTGCCGCACTCGGCGCAGCACGGAGCATCCTCGATCTCGCTCAGCGGCACCCGGAACACCCAGTCCGTTTCCGCGTCGCCGCGGTCGTACAGGTACTGCGAGTTCTGGAGGTTGTTCGCGTAGACCTCGGCCTCGGTCAGGTCGAGAAACGCGTACGTCGTGCGGTCAGCCGGATTCGACCGAGCCTTGTGCCACTCGTCGAAATCCGAGCAGCGAGCCATCACGAAAACTGAGTCCATCGCGGTCCCCTCGCGTTGGTGGTTGGTGTCGCAGCGGTTTCGCGGTCTCGGCGGTGGCCCGGGGGCCGTGCTTCCTGCGCTGGTCGGAACCCCGACGTGCTCGCTGCTGACGTGAACCAACATAGCCGACTGGCAGAGTCTGTCAAGTGGCAGGATGGATGCCCGGAAATATCCTGTCCGCGTGTTCAGTGTCTACGCTGGACACGCAACTGGAGCGGGCGCACGGTCGACCTACTCGACGTGCACCACCAACAAGGAGATTCGATGGATCCGCAAGTCGCCGCTCGCTCGCTCGCCGCTCTGGGCAGCAACCTTGAGGCAATCGCCCGCGAGCTCGGCGCGCTGCTGTGTGAGGACGAAGGCGTGCCAGCAGGCACGCACCACGCTACGGCCGTCGGCTCCTGGACGGTGCTCTACACGCACCCGGACGCCACGGCGCACGTCATCGCGGATGCCGTCGTCGCCCATGCCGCGCGCAGGTGGCGCGTGGCGCTAGACGTGGCTCAGGTGTCCGACTGCTTGATCGGCGCCTTCGCTTTTCGCGGCGGGCGACCCGAGTAGAGCAGCTTCAGCTCGTACAGCACGGCGGCTGCGTTCAGTGCGCGCAGCCAGTTCTCCGTCGACATGTCCTTCGGCAGCACGCGCGACGCCAGCCACTCTTGAACCTGCGGATGCGCGCTCTTGAACGCCTCCGTCTCCAAGACCGGCGACCGGTTGGGGTGAGGATCGCGCGGGGCGACCGTGGTCGGGGCGAGCATCTCGCCTTCGCCGTGGATCAGCCACTCGTGGTTGATGCCCAGCGCCTTCGCGATACGCGTCGACACGTCTGCCCCAACGTTGCCGCCACGGGCGCCGTTTGTGTACCGGCTGACTGTGCCAGAAGACAGGGCCGCTCGGCGCTCGAGCTCCTTCTTGCTCACGCCAAGACGAGCCAGGGCGAACGACAAACGCTGCGAAAACGGGCTCAACACATCGGCCATTGTCGCACCATTTGGCAGACTCGCGGGTGCGCGCTTCTGCTCACCGCTTGACAGACTCTGCCAAGTGGCAGTAATGGTTGCGCATGGCCAAACGACGGATGAGGCTCGCAGGGCCATCGGAGGGAGCGCGTCTGCTCGCTCAGGTGATGGTCGATCGAGGGTTGAACAAGTCGTCGCTCGCGGACCGCTGTGGCGTGTCCGACTCGACGATCGGGCGGTGGTTGAAGGGAGATCGTCGGCCTGACGCGCTCTCGCTCGCCGTCATCGAGAACGTGACCGGCATCGCGGCCCGCTTGTGGGCCGTGGCGCCAATGGTCGATCGCGCAGCGTAGTCCGCTGCCAGAGCTGTGACGTGACCACCCCGCCGCGCTGCGCGCCGCACGGGGCATGGATTCGTGCGCGCTGAGGTCAACCACGATGAAGAAATCGCTCGCTCTGCTCTGTGTCCGCGCCGCGTCGATCCTGATGGATGCCGCGCTCCGACTCACTCCGTCGCCCGCTCGCGTGCTCCGCGACGACATGGACGACGACATGCGCCGCGCCATGCGTGACGGCGAACTGCTCGGCCGCGCGCTGCGGGGTGTCGTCGGATGAGCGCGCATCGCCACAAGCGTGCGTCCGATTCGGAGACGCGCAATGGTGTGCAGACGTACAGCGTGAAGCTCGGCGTCGCCGGGAGCGGCGTGACGGTGTTCGTCGGCACGCTGGAGGACTGCCTGGAGCACAACCGCGTCCGCGTCGATGCCCAGTCGCGCGTGTGGTCGGACGACGGCCGCGCGATGACGATGGCCAAGGTCCGCGGTCGGATGGCCGAGCGCCTCGCGGCGTTCCACAACGTCGAGGCGGCGTGATGGGACGCAAGAAGTCTGGGCTGCCGGCTGCGCTGATGGCGTGCAGCCGTGTCGCAGGGCCCATCAGAGACGCAGCGGCGTCGGAACTGCGCGGGCTGTTCGACACGCACAAGACGGCCGACGCGGTGTCCGCAGCGCTTGGCATTTCCGATCGCCATCTCCAGCGGCTGGAGGTCGCGCTCGGCATCCGCGCGAAGTCCGAGCGCCACGCGCGCGCAGCGAAGGCCGCACGGCAGAAAGCGCCGAATGGACGCGCCGAGCATCCGGCCCAGCCGTGGTGCTCGTGCAACTGGTGCGTGTGGCGGCGCGACCAGATGAGGGCGGCGTGACCCAACTCGGCCTGTTCCTCGGCCGCACGCTCCGCCTCCCCGCGGACGAGGACGCCTCGTTCGACGTCGAACGCATCGAATTCATCCCGGTCACCGTCGACCTGTCGCCACGGCAGGCCGCCTGGATGGGCACGGGCGACCCCGCGGCGACGTGCCCGGGGTGCGTGTTGTTCGAGGGCGGGTGCGCGCTCCACGACACCGCGGCCTAGCACCGCAAGCGCCCGTTCTGTCTGCGCAAAAAGACAGAGAGCCACCGCGTCAACGGTGGCCCACCGGACCTCGCGAGAGGTCTCACGCCGAATCGTCCCTCTCAAGAACAACCGGAGTGTCCATTGGACCGTAAGCCCGCCAACCAGACCGCGAAACTGAACGCCTGCCGCCCCTGGGTGCCCGCATCGTGGCGCCTGCTTCGGCTCGGTCGCCGCACCGTGCTCGACCTGCGCGCTGCGAGGGGGCTGTGACCTGCGCGGACCGGCCCAGTGCGCCCACGCACGCCTCCCCCGCGCTGCGACCATACCAGCAACAGGCGATCGAGAACGCCCGTCGCGAGTTCGCCTCCGGTGCGCGCGCGGTCGTCATCGTCGCGCCTACTGGCGCTGGCAAGTCGGTCATCTTCGGCTCCATCGCTGCGCAGCACGTCGCGCGCGGCGGGCGCGTCCTCGTCGTGGCTCACCGGCGCGAGCTCGTGAAGCAGGCCGCCGGTCACCTCGCCAAGCACGGCGTGCTCACGCGGACCATCGTCGGCGGGCACGCGCTCGGTCCTGTCGATGCATCCGCGACCGTCGCCGCCATCCAGTCGCTCACCAGCAAGCAATGGCGCGACCGGCTACCGCCCGCGACGCTGGTCATCTGGGACGAGTGCCATCACATCAAAGCGCCCTCGTTCATGTCGGTGCAGCAGGCGTACGCGTCGGCCAAGCACGTCGGCCTCACCGCGACGCCAGAACGCGCGGACCGCTCGCCGCTGGGCGACGTGTTCGACCGCATGGTGGTCGTGGCCACCGTCGCCGAACTGACCGCCGGGGGCTACCTCGTGCCGTGCGAGGTCTGGGCGCCGCCCGCGTCGAAGACCCAACTCGCCGCGGACGCCGCCGAGGCGTACCTCGAACACGGCGAGAACAAGCGCGCCATCATCTTCTGCGCGAACGTCACGCACGCGAAGGAGACGGCTGACGCGCTCCGCGCTGCTTCGGTCGCTGCCGAGTACGTGGACGGCACCATGGCCACGCGCGACCGGGACGCGGCGCTCGCGCGGTTTGCATCGGGCGAGACGCAGGTCATCACCAACTGCTCGCTCATCTCCGAGGGCTTCGACGTCCCTGCGTGCAAGTGCGTCGTCATCGCCCGCGGGTGCGACTCGGTGGCGATGTACCTCCAAGCCGTCGGCCGTGCGCTTCGTCCAGAAGCGTCCGGTGAGTCGGCGCTCGTCATCGACCTTCGCGGCGCGGTCCACAAGCACGGCATGCCTGACGCCGACCGCGCGTACTCGCTCGACGGCGAGGCCATCAGCAGCGGAGATAAGGTCGAGCCGGTCAAGCAGTGCAAGACGTGCGGCGCGGTCTTCAAGCCCGCCGTCATCTGCCCTCGATGCGGTGCGTCCGCGCCTCTGCCCGAGTCGCCGGAGGTTCGACGCGAACGCCTCCAGCGCATCAGCGAGGCGCACACCGAGGACCAGCGGCGCGACTACTGGCAGCGCCTACAGGCGGAGGCCAGTGCGCGCGGGTTCAAGCAGGGCTGGGCGTTTCATCGGTACTTGGCGCGATACGGGGCACCGCCCCGGTTCCGAGGGGAGGTGGCGTGATGACTCAGGGGTGCAAAACGAAGACGTGGATCGACCTCACTGGGCAGACCTTTGGGCGCTGGACCGTTCTCGAATTCAAGGGGCAGGCGAAGTGGCTGTGCCGCTGCTCGTGTGGGACGGAGAAGGTTGTTGGCGGGTCGAGCCTTCGGCGCGGAAACTCGACCTCGTGCGGGTGCTTTCAGCGTGAAGACGTGTCGCGCCGAACGAGGACGCACGGGCACAAGGCGGGCGGCAAGTACACACCAGAGTACATCGCTTGGGCGAACATCATCGCCCGGTGCGAGAACCCGAAGCACAAGGCGTATCCGAACTACGGTGGTCGCGGCATCACCATTTGCGGCAGGTGGCGTGAGTCGTTTGAGAGCTTTCTGGCCGACGTTGGCCCGCGACCGTCCGACGACAACTCGCTCGACCGCATCGACAACGACGGCCACTACGAGCCCGGCAACGTGCGGTGGGCGACCATCAGCGAGCAGGCCAAGAACCGGCGCGAGAGGCCGCGCGATGAGGCGGGGCATTTCGCCGGGCCAGTGTCGGAGGTGAAGGACGTCGGTACGAGTGAGGCGGTCATCCAGCAGCAGATTCGGTTGGGTCTTGGGATGGAGCCCGGACTCGTCTTGTGGCGAAATCAAATCGGCACGGCCGTCTTCGAGGGAACGCGCGCGCGGTACACGGTCCCATACGGCGTCGGGGGGACGGGTGGGTCGGACTTGATTGGGCTGCTGACCGTCAAGGTGGAGCGCGTGTGTTTCGATGCTGACGCGCAGGCCTGCGATGGAGCCGACGTTGCCTGCGCTGGTCACGCATCCGAGATCGCGCGCTTCATCGCTCTCGAGGTCAAACGCCCCGGCGGACGCGTCCGACCCGAACAGGTCGACTTCATCAACCTCGTCCGCGCTGCGGGTGGGTTCGCCGCCATCGTGCGAAGTGTCGAAGAAGCCCGCGCCGCCATCGAGCGCGCGCGCCGTGGGGAGCGCGAATGATGACCAACTGCGACGCCAACACCACCACGCCATCCGCCGCCATCATGTCGTGGCCGTCGCTCCACGACACCGAAGGCACCGCCATCGTCACGACCTGGGAGGACGTGTTCGCCTCCTGGGTCGACCCGCCCCGCTACCGCGGCGACATGAAGCAGCCCGGCTGGTCCGCGGCCATCTGTGACCCGCCCATCCGCGCCGCGTCCAACGTCGTCGCCATGTCGGCGCTGGTGCTCGACTACGACAGCGGCACGACCATCGAGGCCGCGCTCGACCTCTGGGCCGACCACTACGGCGCGATCCACACAAGCCGCAAGCACAAGCCCGACGCGCCCCGCTTCCGCGTCGTCCTGCCGCTCACGCGCAACGTCTCGCCCGACGAGTACCCCATCGTCTGGCGCTGGGCGCAGAAGCTCGCCAGCGGCGCTGGGCAACGCATCGACCCGGCCACCAAGGACGTCGCGCGGTTCTGGTACAGCCCTGGCAAGACCGACCACTACCAACTCGTCAGACTCGCCGGCTCCGCGCCGCTCGACCCCGACGGCATCCTGGCCGCCCACAAGTACGAGGAGAACGAACGCACACGCGCCGCACAGGAGGCCACCGCGCCGCGCGGCGACGTCGAGAAGCGCGCGCTCAAGTACCTCGCCAAGCTGCCGCCGTCGATCTCCGGCAGCGGTGGGCACCAAGCGCTGTGGTCCGCCGCGCTGTCGCTCGTCCGCGGGTTCTCCATCCCACCGGCCCGCGCGCTTCAGATGCTGCGCACCGAGTTCAACCCGCGCTGCCAGCCGCCGTGGAGCGACCGCGAGCTCCGCCACAAGGTCGAGGACGCCGAGCAGGATGCCACGACCGAGTTCGGCTACCTCGCCAACCGAGTCAAGCCGGTCCCCACGCCGCCGCCCGACCCCGACCCGGACTACGTGCCGAGCGTGCCGCCTGACATGCTCGACGACGCGCCCGAGCCGGTCGCAAACAACGCTCCGCGCATCGCCTCTTCGGACAACTGGCGCGCCATGCTTGCGACGGCGAGCAACGGCCAGGTGCGCAAGACGTTCGACAACATCTGCCGCATCCTCGAACACCACGACTCCTACGGCACGCGCCTCACCTACGACGAGATGCGCCTGACGCCCATGCTCGCCGGTCGGCCCGTCACCGACGCAGACGTCGGCCGCATCCGCCGCGAGCTCGAGCAACACTTCGGCATTCAGCCCGGCGAGGCCGACGTGCGCGCCGCCATTGGCACCGTCTCCGACGCGCGGCGGTACCACCCGGTCCAGCAGTACCTCTCGGGCCTGACGTGGGACGGTGAGGAGCGCATCAACCGCGTCGTCCCCGACGTGCTCCGCGCGGACAACAACGCGCTGAATCAGTCCATGGTGACCAAGTGGTTCGTCGCCGCCGCCGCGCGAGCCCTGCGGCCCGGCTGCAAGGTTGACACGGCGCTCGTGCTGGTCGGTCGCCAGCGTGCGCGCAAGTCGTCGTTCTTCGCCACGCTAGGCGGCGAGTGGTTCGCCGACACGCACATGGACATCACCGACAAGGACGGCCTGCTGCAACTCCACAGCGCGTGGATCTACGAGTGGGCGGAGATCGAGAATGTCACCACGTCCCGCCGGGCATCCGAGGTCAAGGCGTTCGCCTCGTCCACACACGATACCTTCCGCGCGCCGTTCGGCCGCACGACCGCCGTGCACCCGCGCTCAACCGTCATCGTCGGGACGACCAACGAGGACCAGTTCCTCACCGACCCCACCGGCTCGCGTCGATTCAACATCCTGCGCGTCGGAGACCGCGTGGCCTACGAGCTCGCCGCCGAGTGGCGCGACCAGCTCTGGGCAGAGGCCGTCACGCGCTACAGGGGGGGCGAGACGTGGTGGCTCTCCGACGAGGAGGAGGGCCAGCGCGAGGTCGATGCCGCGCAGTACCAGGTCGAGGACTCGTGGGAGGAGCCGGTCACCGAGTGGCTAGCCAACCGCCAGCCGTCCACCCCCATCACTACCAACGCCATCCTCGACAAAGCGCTCAACCTGCCCACCTCGCAGCGGGTCAAAGGCACAGAGATGCGCGTCGCGACCATCATGCGCCGGCTCGGATACCGGCAGGTCCGCCAGCGCGAGGTCGGATCAATTTTGCGCGTGTGGGTGCGTTCATGACTGACAGTTGTGTCGCGCTCTGCGGTTCGAGGTTGGATCTGATCCGACCTGATCCGACCTGGTGATCCAACCTCTAAGTTGTTGATATTGCGTGACTAAGTGGACCTGATCCGACCGATCCAACCTATCCACACACATGCATTCGAGTAACCCCCTCCTCACTCACGCGCGCGCACAAAAATATTCTCCTAGGAAACGGCCGGATCAGTCGGATCGGTCGGATCAGCACCACGCCAGGCGCACGCCGGTGGCCTTCTCTTACGCCTCATTCGCTTGCACTGCTCATCCGTTCAGCATAGAGTCGGGAGACATAGCGTCGGAGGGACCGATGGGGCGACCGGGTTGGTGGGAGGTCGAGATCGACTGGCTCGTGAACTGCTCCGAGGGCGAGCACGGACGGCGCGCGGTGCCGCTGGAGCCCTCGATGGGCGGCAGCCCAGACACGATGGACGACCTGCGGCGCGATGCGGCGACGCGAGCCCGGCGCATCACGCGGGCGCTCGATAGCCTGACGCCATACTCCCGCGCGCTGCTCCTCGCGGCGCACGAGTACGTCCCGCCGGGGCGCTGCCGGGAGGCCCACGCGGCCCACAGGACGCTCTGTGAGCGCGTCGCGGACCTGATGGTGGCCGTCCAGGCGTTCCGCCGTGCGTGGCGCGCGCTGGGGGCCGTACAGGGCGGCGGACGGGTGGCGGCATGAACCCCGCCGGCACCGGCTCGAACGAGGTGCTCTCCCTGCTGGAGGTCGCCGAGCGGTTCGCCATCGACCGTCGCGCCCGCCCTGACCGCACCGTGCTGGCCGTCCTGCGGCGCATGGAGCGGGACACCGGACGGCGCATCGTCGTCGCGTCAGGGACAGGACGTGGGCGGCGCTACCTGGTCCTCGGCCGCGAGCTCGAGGCCGCACTGGACGGCGACCGGCGCGACATCGACCAGCTCGCCGAGAAGGTCGCAGCCGCCGTGCAGCGCATCGAGGACCGCGTGATCGCAGTGTCGGTGCGGGTCGAGGCGATGGACAAGCGCATCGAGGCGGTCGAGCGGCGGGGACAGTCGAGGCTGCCGTTCTGATGGACACCCGCGAGTTTGCTCCCGAGGACGAAGACCTGCGGGGTGTGGGGCGACCATGCTTCGCACCGACACCAGCCGCGAAGTCGGCGAAGCTGTGCGACTGCGGATGCGGGCGTCACATCAACCCCGGCCCGAAGGGGAAGAGGTTCTTCGACCGGAGGTGCGCCGTGCGCTGGCACCAGCGCGCATCAAAGGCGAGGTGGCCCAAGTGCGAATTGTGCTTGAAGCACAGGGTGGGCGACTCGCTTGCGCTTGCTGATGGGACGCAGGCGTTCGTCTGCCGGCGGTGCGTGTGCGGCAAACGTTGGGACAAAATCCGATTCTGTCTCAGTGACGTCACACCCATCCACAACCATCCACAACCCCACGCGAGTGCCCGCCCTGTAGCAGCGCTCACTAGCGCATCACACGGTCCCTCCCCGTAACGGCGCATCTTCGCGGCTCGTACCGCTGCGCGCATGGGAGCGGGCGCTAATTCTGACAACGACAGGTCAACGAACACAACATGGCGCTCGACGCACGAAAGCGCCGGGCGGTAGAGCTACTCGCATCCGGCAAGACGCAGGCAGAGACGGGTCGTGAGCTGGGGTGCGATCGAGCCACCGTCTGCCGCTGGATGCAGGACGCTGAGTTTGCGGCCGAAGTGGACGCAGCGCAGCGCGAGATGACGAAGGCGTTCCACCGCGACATGCGGACCCAGGCGGTTCGCGTGTCGGAGCGGTGGGCCGAATTGATCAACTCACCCGACGACGGCGTGGCGTTGCGCGCGCTGCTCGCGTGGGTCGAGAAGTTCGGCGGGCTCGATCAGGCTGCGCAGGCTGCGGCGGATCCCGTCGATACCGAGCGCGTCCTGGCCTTCATGCGGTGGGAGCAGAGTCAACAGCAGGGCAACGGCCCTCGGAGCGATGATGGCAGCGGTCCTACAGGTACCAGCGACTGACCTAGCGGCTCAGTGGCGCGAGATTGCAGACGAGGTGGAACCCGTCGTCCTCGCGCGACTTCGCAGCGGCAACTATCTCGGCGCGGAGAGCGTCGAGGCGTTCGAGCACGAGTTCGCGGCGTACGTCGGCGGCGGCGTGCATGCGGTGGCGTGCTCGTCGGGGACAGATGCCGTGGAGCTGATGGTGCGGGCGTGCACTGACGACAACGCTCGCGTCTCTGTGCCGAGCGAGACGTTCGTTGCGACTCGCGCCGCCGTGGAGCGAAGCGGCAGGCGCATCGAGTTCAACGAGCAGGATGCCCACGTGGCCGTCTGGCTCTACGGCTCGACGGCCGACGCAGACCGCGTGGCCCGGAGCTGTGCCGAGGCCGGCGTGCAGCTCCTAGAGGACGCGTCGCAGGCCCACGGCAACAAGCGCGCTGGCACCATCGGCGTCGCCGCGGCGTGGTCGCTGTACCCGTCGAAGAACCTCGGCGGCATGGGTCAGGGCGGCGTCGTGACGTTCAAGGACAGCGTGGCCGCCGCGAAGGCGCGTCGCATCCGCGAGCACGGCTACGACCGCGCGACGGACCGGCACTGGTCGCGAGGGTGGAACCTGCGCATGGACGGTGTGAACGCCGACGTGCTTCGCGCCAAGCTGAAGCGTCTGGATGCGTGGGTGGAGCGCAAGCGGCAGATCGCGCGGGCGTACACAGACGAACTCTTGGCGTTCCACAAGGCGCGCGAATACGACGAACCCTACGGCATTGAACTGAAGCTGCCGAAGTGGGAACCGGACCACGCGTGGCATCAGTACGTCGTTCGCACCAACGGGCGCGATCGCGTGCTGGCCTACCTCCGCTCTGTCGGCATCGGCGCGATGGTGCACTACCGCACCACGGCGGACGGGCGCGAGACGGAGTGGTCGCGGAGCGTGCTGTCGCTGCCGTGCCACGCGCACATGAGCGACGAGCAGGTGGCGTACGTGATTGAGCACGTGAAGAAGGCGGTGAGGGGATGATTGCTCTCGCCTTTGGGTTGGTGCTCGCAGCAACAGGCCCGACCGAGTGGAGGGTGCCCGGCGGGATGCTCGCCATGTGGGAGGGTGCGTGGCTCATCGCTGCGTTCTTGCGAGGAGTGAGCAAATGAAGATCGGCCTAATCGGAGCCGGCCGCTGGGGCCGCAACGCCGCGCGTGCGATGGCGAAGGCTGGCGTGCTGGCGTGGGTCAGCGACCCGGACACGGACGCTGCGGTGGCCCTCGCCTCCGAGCACGGCGTGCCCGTTCGTCCACCGTACGACTTCACGGGCTGCGACGGCTGCTGGGTGGCCTCGCCGATCGAGACGCATGAACTCCTCGTGCGTGAGCTCATCGTCGCGCACAAGCACGTCCTCTGCGAGAAGCCCTTGGCCCGTACCAAGGCGCAGGCCGAGATGCTCGCCGACGAGGCGAAGCGGCGGGGGTTGGTGCTGATGTGCGACTTTACGTGGGAGGCGCACGCGGGCGTGTTGCAGCTTCTTGCGTCGGACGGCATCCGGCAGTTCCACGCGGCTCGCCACGCGCAGGATGAGCGCGGCTTCGACCCGTTGGAGGATCTGCTGCCGCATGACGTGGCGTTGGCGCGTCTGGCGTTCGACCAGCAAGTCCGTCGTGTGAGCGTCGTCAACGGAGCCGAAGACGAAGAAGACTGCGTCATCGTTGCGCTCGACATCGGCGACCGTGACCGCGGATGCGGCGCGTCCACGTCGTACTCGTACTCGCGCAGCGAGAAGGTGCGCAGGGTCACGGTCACGACCGAGATCGGCAACGACGTGGCTGTGTACCGCAACGACGGCGAGAACCTGCCCGGCGCCCCCGAGCCCCTCGCCGTCATCCTCGACACGTTCCTGGACGCCATCCGCACCGGCCAGCCGCCGACCATCGGCAGCGCCGACGAGTTCATCCACGTCGCCGCGGTCATCGAGGCCGCGAAGAAGTCCCGCGCGAGCGGTGGTGGGTGGGTCGATGTTGTCTGACCGCCTCCTCTTCCTCCTCGGCGAGACGCACGTATCCCCGCTGGCCGTCGTCGGCGCACCGGGCGAGGACAAGCGCAAAGGCGTCAACCCACCGAACAAGGGCGTCGAGGTCGGCGACGGCACGGTGATTCGCGAGTTCGCCACGGTTCATGGCGGCTTCGGGCGCTGCACCGTCATCGGGCCGCGCTGCTACCTGATGGCGCACACGCACGTCGGTCACGACTGCGAGCTCGGGCCCGACGTCACGCTGGCCACGGGCGCGACGCTCGGAGGTCACACCATCGTGCACGAGGGCGCGAATCTCGGGCTGAACGCCACGACGCACCAGCACGTCACGATCGGCGCGTACGCGATGGTCGGCGCGGGCGCGGTCGTGCTCGAGGACGTGCCGCCGTTCGAGACGTGGGTGGGCGTGCCGGCGCGCAAGGTCGGCTACAACCGCGTCGGCATGAAGCGCGCGGGCTTCACCGACGACGAGATTCTGGCCGTCGAGTCGGGCTTCCGCTCGGTGCGCCCTGCGTTGTGGGAACGGTTCGCGAAGGACAAGGGGCGGCGATGACGTACTGGCTCGGATACTACGCGTGGCCCGAGGCTCACGGCTTCTCCGGTCGCAGCCCCTTCGGCAACTGGTCCCACTGCCTGACCGGCACGCGGTAGACCTCGATCACCGAGTCGTTGTGCTTGCGGCTGATGACGCCGTGCGCGGTGTACGAGTTCGTCGAGCGCCGGCTGATGAAGTGCGTGCCGCCGTACGCGGAGACCTCGTACTCGACCGGGTTGGACTCGGCGTCGACCTCCAGCACGCCCGTCTTCCGACCGCCGGCCTCCTCCACCAGCACCACGTCATCCGGACCCATCTCGATCGCGACCTTGCAGATCTGGTCGGTGGGCGTCGAGTGCGACCGCGGCTGGAACGCACCGGACGGCCGGTAGCCACACGCCAGCAGCGCAAGCGACAGCACCCCGACTGCGAACACTGAGTCCCTCATGAAGCCAACCCTAAGCGCCTGCCTCATCGTGCGCAATGAGGCCGCGAACCTCCCGCGTTGCCTTGACTCGATTCGACGCGGGGTGGACGAGATCGTCGTGCTCGACACGGGCTCGACGGACGCGACGATGGATGTCGCACGTCGACACGGCGCGGACGTCCTCGTCTCGGAGCCCGAGCGGACCATCGAGCTGGGCGGCATGCGCGTGCTCTCCGACTTCGCCGACGCTCGGAACCGCGCCATCGGTCTCGCAAGCGGGACGCATGCGCTCATCGTGGATGCCGACCATGCCTACGTCTGGCCGACGCTCGACGCGGTGCGCGAGGCCGCGGCGCAGGAGCAGCACGACACGTGGACGCTGTGGTTCCACATCTCGGCCAAGCTCACGGCGCGTCCTGTGGACGTGGTGGCCGGCCGTGCGAGGTTCGCCAAGCCGAACGGCAACATTGCGCTCATCCGGCGCGTGGACGGGCCCTGGTACGACGGCGTGATCCACGAGACGGTCGCGGCGTGGGAGGAGCGTAGGCACGATTTGCACGGAACGACACGGGGCAACGTGACCCGCTCGCGCGTCGCGGAGTACGGGCACGAGCCCGGCATCCGGCGCAAGCTGGGCAAGGACCTGCGCAACGTGCTGCTGCTGGAGCGCGCGGCGTCGCTGGACCCGACCAACCCCGTCCCGCTGACGTACCTCGCGCTCGAACACGCCAGCGGCGCGGACCCGTCGCGGGCCGAAGACGCAGCCGAGCGCGCGTGGGCGATGCTCGGGCACGAGAAGCTCATCGGCGCGCAGTTCCTCCGGCTCGTCGTAGCCCGCACGTGGTGCGCGCTGCGAGCTCGCGACGCTGAGAAGGCGTGGGCGACGCTGACGGAGTGGGACGCGCGCGAAGGGGTCGAGCACCCCGACGTGCTGACGATGCGCGGCATGGTGGCCGAGGCGCTGGGCATGCGCGACCACGCGGCAGAGATGTACCGCGCCGCGGTGTCCGTGGGTCCGCAGCAATGGACCGTGCGGTACGTGGCGAACGACATGGCGCGCGAGCGACTCGCAGCGCTGGGAGCATGATGACCGACCCGATCTACCGCCTACGACCCGCCGAGCCAGGGGACGTGGGGTTCATCCTCTCGTCGTGGCTCAAGTCCGCGGGCGACGCGTGGGGCGAGCTCAAGTCCTCCGACCTCTCGCAATGGTGCGACCACCGCACGCTGTCGGGCACGCAGGTCGGCTGGTTCGCCGACGTTCCGCACCGGTTCACGCGCGCTGCGGTGGCGGAAATCCTCGAGCGGCCGACGACGCGCGCGGTCGTGGCCTGCGACGCCGACGATGCGGAGACGATCTACGGTTTCGCCATCGCGGAGCCCGAGCACCGCATCGCGCACTGGGTCCACGTGAAGCACACGATGCGACGCAACGGCATCGCGCGGGACCTGATGAACGCCATCCTCCCCGAGTGGCGAAGCGGCATGGTCTGCACCTACGTCGGCCGCAACTTCCTCGGATGGATGACCAAATACCAACTGACCTTCAACCCTCACGCAGGACGACGCTGATGCCCGCATTCGTATCCGCCGACGAAGCCACCGCACGCGCGGGGGCCATCCACAACACCGCGCTCGACGCCGTGCAGAGCGCCATGGGCGCGCTCGCCGACGTCAAGTTCACCTCGACCCCGGTCGACAAGGACGGCAATCCGCTCGCCGACACGCGCATCGAGGATGAGATGGAGGAGGCGCACCGCCGTCGCGTGCTCGCAGGCACCGCGCGCAGCAGCCTCGACCTGGTGGCGCAGCACGCCGAGGCCCCGACGCCGCCGCTGGTGGTCACGCTCCAGGCGGAACTCGACGGGCTCGGCATCCGGCTCGGCAACATGCGAGCCCAGTACATGCTCGATGAGCGCGCCCTGATGGCGCAGATCGAACAAGTCGCCACGCGATTGGCGATGGCGAAGGAGATGAGCAAGTGAGCAACATCGAACGCGTGTACTTCAAGGAAGCCGTCTACGTCGGCAACGAGAACCACCCGAGCCTGCCGCCCGTGAGCGACATGTCTGCCGAGCGACGCAAGGCGTGGACGTTTGTCGAGGAGGCCGCTGGCCTGCGCATCACGCACGTCCACCCGAACGGCCACACCGGCACCGCGTTCGTCCCGTGGGGCAACGTGAAGGGCGTCAACTACGCCATCCAGAAGACGCCCGAACCGTCCACCGCGAAGGGGAAGTGACCGTGGCAGACCTCGAAGCTACGCCGGGCGGCATCATCCTCCCGATGCGGACGAAGATCCTGTGCCGCTGGTGCGGCGCAGCGTACGAGCAGCGCCCCGACGAGACCGACGCGCGCGCGAACGAAGGCGTGCGCGGCCACGAGCTCCAGTGCCGGAGCGGCGTCCGTCAGCGGCTGCTCCAGGCGGCCCTCGGCGGCCCGATGGTGGAGAAGGGCGGCGCGGCCGTGGTCGATGTCGTGGACGCCGTGATGGCGTCCGTGGAGTCGCAGGCCCGAACCTCGTGGAAGGAGACGATCTGATGGCGAAGAAGACCAAGCCCAAGCCCCGCCCCTGCTGATGGACCTCACCCGCGCGCGTGCTGCCTTCCCGGTGGCCGCGCGCATCTTTGCCGAGCAGCAGGCGCGGCTGAACCGCATCCGCGCGATGTGCTTCCCAAAGCAGCGCGCGTTCATCGATGACCGTAGCCGGCTCAAGGCCGCGCTCTGCACCCGTCGCGCGGGCAAGTCGACCGCGGCGGGCATCATGATCACTGAGGGCATGGAGGAGATGCCGGGCTCGTCGAGCCTCGTCATCGGCCTCACGCGCGAGTCGATCAAGCGCATCTACTGGAAGGACGTCTTCTTCCGCATCCGCGACGAAGCCGGAGTCCCGCTCAAGCCCAACTACTCGGACCTCTCGATCCGCCACGAGAACGGGAGCGTCTGCTACTTCGTCGGCGTCGACTCCACCGAGGACGAGAAGCGGAAGATCCTTGGCCAGAAGTTCTGGCGCGTGGTCGTGGACGAGTCGTCGGAGTACACGATCGACCTCCGCGAGCTCGTCTACCAGACGCTGCGCCCCGCGACGTCGGACTACCGCGGCACCATCGCGATGGTCGGCACGCCGGGGGAGATCCTCGGCACGCTCGACAAGCCGCAACTGTTCTACGGCATCACGTCGGGCCGGGAGCGCGGCTGGTCGGTGCACCGCTGGTCGGCGCTCGACAACCCGCACCAGGCCGAACAGCACCGGGAGGAGCTCGAGGACATCGAGCGCGACCGGCCGCAGTTCAAGGAGACGACGCAGTACCGGACGCACTACCTCGGCGAGTGGCCCGAGACGTCCGACCGGCTCGTCTACCGATACGCGCCTGCGAACGCCGTCGAGGCAGCGCCCGCGTGTGAGGATTTCTGCATCGGGATCGACCTCGGCTACACGGACGATACGGCGTTCACGGTGGGCGGCTGGCGTCGCCACGACCCGACGCTCTACCTGCTGTCGTCGGTCAAGCGCCCTTCGATGAACTTCGACGAGGTGGCGCAGGAGATTCGCCGGCTGCGCGTGGCCTACCCGAACGCGCGGCTCGTCATCGACGGCGCGAACAAGCAGGGCGTGGAGCACATGCGGTCGGTGTACCGCCTGCCGCTCGTCGCCGCCGAGAAGCAGGGCAAGCGCGACCACATCCGGCTGATGAACGCGGACCTTCAGATGCAGCGCATCAAGGTGGTCCGCGACCAGTGCGCCGGGCTCATCGACGAGTGGCGCGCGCTGCCGTGGGACGACGAGTGGCAGGCGAAGGAGCACGAGGGGTTCCCGAACCACCTCGCCGACTCCGCGCTCTACCTGTGGCGGGCGTCGAGGCACTACCTCGCCGAGCCCGCGCCGGCCCCGAAGCCGAAGCAGGACTCCGAGGCGTTCATGGACGAGCAGATGGAGCGGCGCTTCGGGCGTGGCTCTGACGACGACGACTACTGACCAACACCCCGCGCACGCGAGGGAACTAGATGGCCATCTCATTCGCCAACGACTCCGCCAGCGATGCGCGCTGGTGGTTGCAGAAACGTGCTGTCCACGACCAGGTGTTCGCGGTCGTCAGCCGCATCAGCGCGGACCAGGAGTTCCGCCGCATCAAGCTGCGCGAGTGGCAGGCGCGCTACGAAGGCAAGCCGGTCGGCAACAGCACGCAGAAGCGCAAGCAGCGGCTGACGTTCAACCTCACGCGCTCCGCCATCGACACGGTGTGCGCGAAGATCAGCAAGAACAAGCCGAGGCCGCAGATCCTGACGAGCGGCGGCGACTTCGCGCTCCAGAAGAAGGCCAAGCAGCTCACCAAGTTCCTCGACGGCCTCTTCGCCGAGATGGACGCGTTCGAGAAGGGCCAGCTCGTCTTCCGTGACGCGTGCGTGTTCGATGGCGGCGCGCTCAAGGTCTACAAGGACGGCGAGAAGATCCGTTGCGAGCGCGTGCGGGTGGACGAAATCCTCGTCGACTACTTCGAGGCGTTCTACGGCCAGCCGCGCCAGTTGTTCCACCGCCGTGCGGTGAACAGAGACGTGCTCGCGGCACAGTTCCCGAAGCAGCGTCGCGCCATCATGGACGCGCCCATGACGTCGCTCGACGCCATCGGCGCCGGGTTCACACCGTCCACCGCGCTCATCGACGTCGTGGAGTCGTGGCACCTACCGTCCGCCGAGGGCGAGGACGACGGCCGACACACGCTCTGCATCGATGGCGCGACGCTCGTGAACGAGCCGTACACCCACGATGACTTCCCCTTCGTGTTCTTCCGCTGGAGCGACCCGTTGACGGGGTTCTGGAGCCCCGGACTCGCCGAGGAACTCCAGACCATCCAGGCCAGCGTGAACCGCCACGTGGATGCCATCCACACGTCGCACGAGCGCGGAGGCAACCCGGTCGTGTTCGTGCCGACGGGCTCCAAGGTGAGCAAGTCGGACATCAGCAACATGATCGGAGGCATCATCGAGTACGACCCCGCGATGGGGCCTCCGGTGTTCGGCCAGGTGCCCACGATGGCGCCGCAGTTCTACTCGTTCACCGAGACACTCAAGCAATGGGGCTACGAGCAGACCGGCGTCAGCGCCGCCGCAGCGCGCGGGGCCAAGCCGGCGGGCGTCGAGTCGGGCGCCGCGATTCGCGAGGTCAACGACATCGAGACCGAGCGGTTCGTGGTCGCTGGCCAGCGGTACGAGACGTTCTTCCTCCGCCTCGCAGGCTGGTGCATCAAGCTCGCGCGCGAGCTCTACGAGGACGGCGTGGACCTATCGGTCCGGTCGCGCCAGCGCAAGTTCCTCGAATCAATCGCGTGGTCCGACGTCGACATGGACGACGACGCCTACTCGATGGCGATGTTCCCGACGAGCATGCTGCCGACGCAGCCGGCCGGGCGGCTCCAGACCGTCGTCGACATGGCCACCAATGGCCTGCTCACGCCTGACCAGGCGAAGAAGCTTCTCGACTTCCCAGACCTCGAGGACGAGGTGTTGCTCGACCGGTCGTCGTCCGACCTCGTGCGCGAGGCCATCGATTCGATGCTAGACGGCGGCGATTACATCCCGCCCGAGCCGTTCATCAACTTGGAGGAGGCGCAGCGCGTGGCGCAGCTCTCGCTCCTCCGCGGCAAGTTGCACAAGGTCAGCGAAGAGAACCTGGAGAAGATCCGCACCTTCATCGCGGACTGCGTGGACCTCATCGCCCGCGCTAACCAGCCGCCGCCCGAAGACGTGATGGGGCAGGCGCCTCCCACGGCAGGCAGCGCGATGCCCGACGCCACGATGCCCGAGGCCCCGCCGATGGACACGGTGGCCGCGTCGATGCCCGCGCTCCCCGGCGTCGCCGGTGACTCGATGCAGGGCAACGCGATGGCGCCGGGCTGAGGCCGTCCACAACGCTCCCTAACCGTCCACAACTGGACGGACGGTAGACCGCGCGCGGCGGCAATCCGCGCCTACGAGCCAAGATGACCGACCAAGAAGCCCCCGCTCCGGCGGAGGGCACCGAACCGTCATTGCCTGCGGAGGCCGTTGCCCCGCCGGCCGAAGTACCTGCAGAAGCGCCGCCGCAGCAACCGGGCGAATCGGACGCTGCGCACCGACGCCGCCTCATCGAGGCCGCGCGCATCGAGAAGCGAGCTCGCGCCGAACGGCAGGCTGCCGAGCGCGCGCGTGCGGAGGCGCATGCGCAGGCGCAGCAGATCGAGCAGTTCCGCCAGCAGTACGCCGAGATGCAGCGGCGGATGGAGCAGTACGAGGGCAAGCGCAAGAACGCGCTGCGCGACCCGAAGGGCGTGCTCGCCGAGCTGGGCCTCGACCTCGACACCATCGTTCGCGCGCATCTCGACGACGGGCCCACGCCTGACGTGCTGATGCGCGACTTGGAGAACCGCTCCAAGAGCGAGGTGGAGCAGATTCGCGCCGAGCTCCAGAAGCTCCGCGAGGAGCAGGCGGCGAAGGAGCAGCGCGCACAGGCGGCAGAAGCCGAGCGCGCGGCCTACGCGCTGCGGTCGGAGATCGCGTCCGTCATCCAGTCGGACCCCGACAAGTACGAACTCACGGCCTCCCTCGGACAAGAGTCGGAGGTCTTCGAGCTGATGCGTCTCGCCTATCAGCAGCAGGGCACGATCCTTCCCGTCGCCCAAGCCGCCGAGATGATCGAGAACTTCCTGCTCGACCAAGCCAAGCAAGCGGCGCGCGCGAAGAAGGTCGCCGCGCTGTTCAAGCCGCAAGAGACAGTTGCGGCACCCAAAGCCAAGCAAGCCGACGCGCGAGAGCCCAAAGCGTCAGTCACGCTCACCGACAAACTGGCCACCTCGCCAGCGCAACCGGACGCGACGGACGAACTCGAACGCGAAGAGGCCCTGGCCGTCATCGCGAAGAAGGTCGCCCAGAAACGCGCCGAGCGTCGCGCCGCGAAGTGAGCCCTCAACTCTGAGGCTCTCGACACATGGCATACGCTGACATCACGACCTACGGCGACGCGCTGAAGGAATACTACACCAAGCAGCGCGTCCTCTCCCTCGTCTACAAGGACGCTCCGTTCCTCGCTCTCGTGCCCAAGGCCGAGAAGTTCGTGGGCTCGAAGCTCCCGATCCCCGTACGCTACGGCATCGCGCAGGGCGTCTCGGCGTCGTTCTCGAACGCCCAGACCCTCTCGCAGGCGACCTACACGCTGATCGAGCGCTTCGAGCTCCAGCGCAAGAAGAAGTTCGGCATCGCGGTCATCGACGGCGAGCTGATCAAGGCGACCGCCAGCGACGACGGCTCGTTCATCAAGGCTCTGACCGAGGAGATCGATTCGGTCATCCTCGCGATGAAGCGCCGCCTCGCGTGGGACCTGTACCGCAACGGCCACGGCCGCGTCGGTACGGTCGGCTCGATCTCCGGCAGCACCGTGACCCTCGCGAACATCGAGGACGTCGTGGGCTGGGAGAAGGGCATGGTCATCCAGGCCTGCACCACCGAGGACAGCGGCCTCCTGTACGGCGGCGTCACCGGCACCACCATCACCGTCTCGGCGGTCAATCGCGCGACCGGCGTCATCACGTTCTCGGCCGGCGTCACCGCGACCATCTCGGCGCTCACCACGGGCGACTCCATGTTCGCGTACGGCGACCGTGAGTCCGCCGCGACCCCCTCGCGCCAGTGCGTCACCGGCCTCAAGGCGTGGATCCCGCAGTCGGCTCCGACCTCGACCACGTTCCTCACCGTGGACCGTTCGCTCGACCCGACCCGCCTCGGCGGTCAGCGTGTCGACGGCTCGGCGGTCCCCATCGAGGAGGCTCTGATCGACGGCGCGGTGCAGGTCGGTCGCGAGGGTGGCGCTCTGAGCCACTACTTCGTGTCGTTCGCCAACTGGGCGAAGCTGGAGAAGGCCCTCGGCGCGCGCGTGCGCTACTCCGAGGAGTCGGCGGCTGGCGTGGCGAAGCTCGGCTTCCGCGCGATCGAGGTGACCGGCCCCGGCGGGGTCATCAAGGTCATCGCGGATGCGTACTGCCCCGCGGACACCGCGTTCGGCGTGAACCTCGACTCGTGGAAGCTCTACTCCATGGGCCCGATGATCAGCGTGCAGGACGAGGACGGCCTCAACATGCTGCGCGCGTCGTCGAGCAACGGCTACGAGTCGCGCCAGGCGTTCTACGGCGATCTCGGCTGCGACGCGCCGGGCTTCAACGTCAACGTCAAGCTGTCCACCACCACGTCGGCCTGATCGGGAGGCACGACCTAGATGGCTGACCGCAACTTCTACCCCGAAGAGGGGCACTACTACCCGCGCAAGGTGGAGATCGACGGCTCCGTCACGTTCGGCTCTGCGTCGGCGATTGCCTCGCAGGACTTCACGGGCGGCACGTTCACCTCGAACGGCGCGGGCGACTTCACCCTGACGCTCTCGGACGTGTTCAACACGATCAAGGCCGTCAGCGTGACCTACAACGTCAACAGCAGCACCGCCGTCGACCTGGTTCCCCAGGTCTACTCGGTCAGCGCCTCCGGCAAGACCGTCAAGTTCAAGCTGCTCGCCGGCTCGACTGCGACGAGCCCCGGCAGCGGCGCGTCCTGCTACGTCATCGTCAAGGCCAAGAACAGCGGGGTCTGAGCCATGAAAGGCAAAGGCACCGCGGCGCTCGTCCTCGCCCTGATGGGGAAGGGCAAGAAGGCCGGCGAAGACGACATGGAAGAAGACGCCCCGATGTCCTCGGAAGAGGGCGGCGAGGGTGAAGCGAAGCTGGCTGCCGCCGAAGAGGTGATGGCCGCGTTCAAAGCGAACGACGCGAAGGCCCTCGCCGACGCGCTGGAGTCGTTCATCGAGTGCTGCGGGGACTGACCGCGGCGTGACTGGGGAGGCCGCCTCTCGGAGCAATCCGGGGGGCGGCTTTTCGTTTGAGGTGACCCGATGACTGTGACGCTCGCGAATCTGCGCACGTACGTCCGACAGCAGGCAGACCAGGAGTCGTCCACGTTCATCGCCGACTCCGAGCTGGACCGCTACATCAACAACAGCGGAGCCGAGCTCCACGGGCTGCTCAGCACGCTCTACGAGGACTACTACCTGACGTCCTCGCAGTTCACGCTCACGTCGTCGAACGCGTACACGCTGCCCGCCACCTTCTTCAAGCTCCGTGGGCTGGACTACTCGAACGCCGGGTCGTGGATCAGCGTGCCTCGCTTCTCGTTCGAGGAACGCAACCGATGGCAAAACCGCTACCAGCGCGGCGACCTCGAGGTCTGGCGCGCGTACCGGCTGACGCAGGGTTCGATCTACATCCTCCCCGAGGACGACTACGCCGGGACGTATCGCCTCTGGTACTTGCTCGCCTACACGCCCATGACGGGCGATTCCGACACGCTCTCCGACCTGATGGGCTGGGACGAGTACGTGGTCGTGGACGCGGCGATCAAGTGCCTCCAGAAGGAGGAGAGCGACGTGTCCGTGCTCATGGCTCGGAAGGCCGAGCTCAAGGCACGCATCACGTCGGAGGCCGCGAACCGAGACGCGTCTGGACCGGAGCGCATCACGGTCGTCAGCGCGGTCGACGACTTCGGGCTCGACACCGATTCGTGGGGGCGCTGATGGCGCGCGTGCCGCTGCCGCGTCGCATCCAGTCGGCCGACCGGGAGATCAACGACGTCCAGTCTGCCATCGGCGACACGTTGCGCGCGGTGGTGGCGCACGAGCAACTGACCGGAGCGCGCATCCAGTCCGTTTCAGTGCCGTCCACTGGCATCGCTGTATCGCATGGGCTCGGACGCGTCCCGGTGGGTTGGCAGGTGACCGACCTGCTCGACCACGGGACGGTGCGCCGCACGGCGTGGGACGCGCGAACGATCACTCTGGAGAGCAACTCAGGAACCGTCCGGGTGGACGTGTTCGTGTGGTGAGGAAGCATGCCGAACACCAGCAACATGAACCTCACGCTCCCGACGGTGAGCGTAACTGCGGGGCCGACGTTCGCCACGCAGATCAACACCGCCATCACGTCCATCGACGCGCACGACCATACGACGGGGAAGGGCGTGCAGGTCCCGAGCGCGGGCATCAACATTGACGCGAACCTGTCGTTCGGCGGGTACACCGCGACCGGGCTCAAGGCCACCGCGTTCACCGCGCAGGCTGCTGCGATCACCGACACCTACCGCCTGTGGGCGAAGGCAGACGGGAACCTCTACTACACCAACGGCAGCGGGACGCCCGTACAGATCACGTCCTCTGGCACGCTGAACACGTCGGGGCTCGTGACGGCGGTCTACTCGCCGCTCTCCCTCGCCGGGAACGTGACGATTGGACCGTCCGATTCGTCGACGCTCTACCTCGTGAACACGGCCGCTCCCCGGTCCATCACGCTGCCCGCGGCAAACGCGGTGCAGACGGGGCGCTACTACATCTTCACCGATACGACCGGCGGCGCTGCGTCGAACAACATCACGATCAGCCGCGCCGGCTCCGACACCATCGAGGGCGGGACGTCGTGGGTCATCGATCGCAACTACGGCTCCGCGCGCTTCATCTCGGACGGCGCGAACAAGTGGACGGTCATCACCGAGCACGACGCGTCGACCACCGCGAAGGGGAGCATCAAGCTTGCCGGTGACCTCGGCGGCACGGCCGCTGCGCCTACGGTCGTCGGGCTGACCGGCACCGCGGGCGTGGTGGCCTTCGGCGCATCGGTCGCGAGCCCGAGCATCACGCAGACGGTCGCATCCGGCACCGGCAGCAACATGAGCATCCAGGCCCAGTCGGCCGGGGGCGCTGCCAACGACGGCGGCACGCTGACGCTACAGTCAGGCACGGGCAGCGGGTCCGGGCTAGCGGGGCGCGTGCAGTTGGCTATCGGCGGCACAGTCATGGTCACGACGGGGCAGTTTTCGTCAACCAGACGGTACATATCGCTTGGCGGGCAGGTCACTTCGACGAACATCCCCACCGGCGATTACGTCGTGTGGATCTCCAACGCGTCCACCTCCCCCAGCAGCAACCCCGTCGGGGGCGGCATCCTCTACTGCTGGAACGGCGCGCTCCGATACCGCGGCACCTCTGGCAACGACATACAGGTAGCGGCGGCCTGATGCTCATCAAGCTCCAGAACGTCCCGGCCGGCACCGTCTGCCACGACGAGCCGCGCCCCGTGCGCATCTCGGTGGCGATGATGGCCGGCAACGAGGCCCACTTCATCGCCGACGCCATCCGCTCGGCCGCGTGGGCCGACGAGGTGGTGGTGCTCGACACCGGCTCGACCGATGGGACCGACGCCATCGCCGCAGAGCTTGGCGCGTTCGTCACGCGCGAGCCGTGGCGCACCGTGGACCTCGGCGACGGGCTCCGCTCGATCGACGACTTCGCGGCGTGCCGGAACCGTTCCATGGAGCTGTGCACCGGCGAGTGGATCGTGCTCCTCGACGCGGACGAGCGATTCGAGGGCGGCGAGAACATCCGCGCGCTCCTTGAGACGCTCCCCGACTGCGTGACGTGGGGCGCGATGGCGCTCGACCACGTGGACCGCCCCGAGCTCGCGCAGGTCATGACGCGGCTGTTTCGTCGGCAGGTTGGTCCGTTCTACCAACACCGCATCCACGAGCGCGTCGTGGACCGTCTGCGCCGACAGGGGCACGTCACGGTGCCGAGCGAAGCCGCGCGCGTCATCCACCTCGGCGGCCGGCTCGACGTCCGGGCCGAGCACCGCCGCGACGAGCGCAACTGGCGCATCATCCAGCGCTGCCTCGCTGACGACCCGAACGACGTCCACGCGCTGTCGTACGCCGTCATCATGCTCGACGACGCGAAGCGGCACGCGGAGGCCGAGGTGCTCGCACGGCACGCGTTCGGCCTGTGCAACGACGCCACGCCCGAGCGGCACCGCATCGTCCAGTCGCTGTGCGAGTTCGCCTCGCGGCGCGGCGGGCCTCGCGCGGTGCTGCGCGTCCTAGAGGCCGCATTCCTACGGTGGTCGCCCAACTCCGATTGCGTCGCGGCGTACGGCCTCGCCCAGTGGCAGGCCGGCGAGCCGGAGGCGGCGCAGACGATCCGGTCCGCGCTCCAGGCCGGCGACGTGTCCGCGACGATGCGGCTCCAGTGCGAGCGCGCGCTGGCCCGACTTGCGGAGGTGGCCCATGCCGCTGAGTAAGCAACTCTTCCCGCTCCAGTTCGGGCAGGGCATCGACACCAAGACCGACGCGAAGCTCGTCGTCCCCGGCAAGTTGCTCGAGCTTGAGAACGGCGTGTTCACCAAGCTCGGCTCCATCCGCAAGCGCAACGGCTTCACGGGCATCACGTCGAACATCGTCGGCGGCGACTCGGTGACGCGCGCGGACGGCCTGGCCGTGTTCCGTGACGAGCTGCTCCTCTTCGGCGACGCGGGGCGCGTCTACTCGCGCTCGGAGGCGCTAGACGGGTGGGTGGACCGTGGCTCGATCGTGTCGGTCGACCTGACGTCCGATCCGGTCATCCGCAACACCTACCAGCAGACCATCCCGGCGTCGGTTACGATCAGCGGCGTCACGCTCACGGTGTGGTCCGACTCGCGCGGCGGCGTGCGCTACTCGGTCCGCGACGACGCGACTGGCTCCCTCTTCGTGCCTGACTCGGAGGTGAGCAGCACGGCCGCAGGCGCGGGCGTCGTCGTCTGGCAGGGCGAGTTCGCCATCGTCTACGTGGTCGCGAACAACCTGTTCTATCGGCGCGTGTCACCGTCGAGCCCTTCGACCCTCGGCGTCGAGGTCAATCCGATCTCCACGCTCGACCCATCGAACATCCGCCTGACCGTCATCGCCGGCTCGTCGAACCTGTTCGTCATCTCGAACGACTCGTCGAGCGTGCTCGGGCGGTGGCTCATCGACTCGTCCTGGGCCGTCAGCAGCCGCACGACCGTCAGCGTCCCGTGCCAGGCCGGGCTGGCCGCGTGGCTCGGCACCAACGGGACCGACGTCTACCTGGTCAGCGGCATCACGTCGTCCATGGAGCTGGCCGTCCTCAGCTCCTCGGGGGCCGTGCTGGCGGGGCCGACGAGCATCGGCACCCCAGCGCTCGCCGACCGCATCACGGGCGTCGCCATGGACTCGGACGGAGGCGTCATCTTCTACGACGACGCCGGCTCGTTCTACTCGACCCGCTACCACGTCAGCGGCTCGACGCTGAGCGCAGACACGCCGCAGCGCGTGGCCCTCGGTCTCCGCGCGTGCGCGACCGCGTTCCGGTACAACGGATCGGCCTACTGCCCGACGACGTGGGACAGCACGCTCCAGTCCACGTGCATGGTCGTCAGCGAAGACGGGGACGTCATCGCCAAGACCGCCCCTGGGCTGAGCGGAGGACACCGCGTCAACACGGCCCCGACCACCGAGGTGTCCACCGGCGTCTTCCAGTTCGCGCACGAGACGATCACGCGCGTCGAGTCGGACGCCGGCACCTTCTTCGGCCGCACGGGCGTCGAGATCGTCACGGTCGACTTTACGTCGTCGTATCGGTACGCGTCGGCCGAGGTGGGCGGCAATCTGCTCATCGCTGGCGGCGTGCTGCACGCGTACGACGGGCGCACCATCTGTGAGGCCGGGTTCCACTTCTTCCCCGAGGGCCTCACCGGCACCGCGGCGGGCTCGGGCGGGTCCATCGATGCCGGCGCGCACCAGTACCGCTGCGTGTACGAGTGGACCGACGCGCAGGGGCAGATTCACCGCAGCGCGCCGAGCGCGGCGTACGCGGTCACGACGGCGGCGAGCGACTCGGTGACGCTGACGCTCCCGACGCTGCGCGTGACGGCCAAGACGGACGTACGCATCGTCGTCTACCGGACCGTTGCGAGCGGGACGGTGTTCTACCGCATCTCGTCGCTCACCTCGCCCACGCTGAACGACACGACGGCCACGTCCGTGGCCTACGTGGACACGGCGTCGGACGCATCGATCGAGACGAACGACGTCATCTACACGGACGGCACCGCGAATCAGGAGCTGGAGAACATCGCGCCGGGCGCGTGCTCGCTCATCACGACGCACCGAGGGCGCGCGTTCGTGAGGACCGGCCCGAACCGCGTCTCGTACTCGAAGATCGCATACGACGGAGAGCCGCCCGCGTTCAACGACGGGCTGTACCTCCTGCCCGACAACCGGGGCGGCGACGTCACGGCGATTGCCGGGATGGATGACAAGATCGTCATCTTCAAGGAGCGAGCGATCTTCGTCGTCGGCGGCGACGGTCCGACCAACACGGGCGCGGGCGACTACGCCGAGCCCGTACTGGTGACGTCCGACGTCGGATGCGACGAGCCGCGCTCCGTCGTGCTGACCAACGCGGGGCTCATGTTCCACAGCCCGAAGGGGATCTACCTGCTCGACCGCTCGCTGAGCGTCACGTACGTCGGCGCGCCGGTCGAGTTGTTCAACGGCCTCACCGTCACGTCGGCGGTGCTCGTGCCGTCGAACAACCAGGTCCGGTTCACCACGTCGGGCACCGTGACGAGGCCGAACGGAGAGACGCAGACGGCGCTCGTGCTCGTCTACGACTACCTGATGAACCAGTGGTCCACGTTCACCAGCATCGCGGCGGTGGACGCGGCGGTGTGGCAAGGCCAGTACGTGTGGGCCAGGTCGACCGGGCGCACGTACCAAGAGGCCGATGGCACGTACACGGACGACGGCGCGTTCATCCAGCTCCGGTTCGTCACGGCGTGGATCTCCCTCGCGCAGTTGAACGGGTTCCAGCGCATCTACCGCCTGCTCATCCTCGGCGACTACGAGGGCGCGCACTCGCTGCGCGTGCGGCTCGGCTATGACTTCCGGCCCGAGTACCTCTTCGACCAGACCGTGGACGCCACGACCGTCACCGGCCCCGACGCGTGGGGCGATGACGCGACCTGGGGCAGCGGGGCGACATGGGGCGGCGCGTGGCCGCTCGAATGGTTCCGCGTCAGCCCGGCGCGGCAGAAGTGCTCTGCGATGCGCATCTGCGTCGAGGACACGCAGGCCAGCGGGTTCAACCAGGGGTTTGCCATCACCGGCATAGGCATCGTCGGCGGCGTCAAAAACGGCGCGAACAAGATGAGCGCAACGAGGAGCATCTGATGGCAGTCAACGGCAACACGTGGGGCGACAAGAGCGTCGGCACCTTCATCGAAGGCCAGAAGCAGAAGCTGTTTCTCGGCGACCCTGCAACGCCTGGGCTCTCGCAGAACCAGGCGCTCGTTGAGGACGAGAAGAGCAGGCTCGCCGCGCGCGAGAAGTTCGGCATGCCGACGGCCGGCGCGGCTTCGATGGCCGGCGCGGCCATTGGCCCCGAGGGGGCCAACCGGCAGGAGTTCCTCGCCAGCCGCCTCAAGGCCATCGCCGCGGGCGGTCCATCTGCCGGTCAGTCGGCCATGTACGCCAACAGCGACGCGGCCAAGCGCGCGATGATGGCCTCGGCGTTCGGCAAGCCGGGCGGCGCGGCGGGCATGCGTGCGGCGCGCACCACGGGCAACCAGGCGGCGTACATGGACGCGGCGACCGCGCGTCAGGCCGACATCATCGGCGCGCAGGAGCAGCAGGCGGCGATGGCGCAGTACGGCCAGCTCGGCGCGGCGATGCGGAGCGCCGACATCGCGAACGCTGACGAGTACAACCGCATCAACATGGCCAACGCTGGTTTCCAGCAGTCGGCGGCGATGGCGAATCAGGACGCCGCGCTCCGGTGGCAGCAGATGAACGACGCGCAGAAGCGCGCGCTGCTCGGCATGGGGATCGACATGAACCAGCAGGAGTGGGCCAACAGGCTCGGCCGCTCGTCGGCGGAGTACGACGCGTTCTCGGCTGACCGCGCGATGAAGAACGCGCAGGACGCTGCGCAGCGCGAGAAGTTCGCTCAGGGCATGAACCTCGTAACCAAGATGCTCACGCTCGGCGTGGGGAGCTACAAATGAGCTTCTGGGCCACTGGAGACGAGAACCCGTACCAGACCGGGGTCGGGGGTCAGGCGGGATACGAGAAGGACAAGGCGCTGAACGAGTCGTTCGCTCGCCAGATGGCCGCGAACGAGAAGGCCAAGGGGACGAAGACCCCCGGCTACGACAAGTCGCGCGCCGACATCATGGCGCTCTACGACGCGCGCAAGCGCCTCGGAGGGCCCGCGGCCATCGTCGCGGCGAAGGCCGGCTACACCGCCCCGACCGGGCCGGGCGCGAAGTTCGCCAGCGACTCGACGGCGATGCTCGGCGCGGCGTCCCAGGGCGACGGCCCGAGCGTCTCGAAGGCCGTGATGGGCCAGGGCGTGGACGACGCGCTCCGCAACCGGCAGGCAGCGCTCGCTGCGGGTAAGCCCACGGCGCTCGCGCAGCAGGCGGCGATGGGTGCGATGTCCGGGGCGCTCTCGCAGTCGGCGGCCTCGAGTGCGGCGGCGAAGGCGCAGGAAGTACAGTCCGCAACCAGCCAGTACGGCGCAGCGTTGGGCGCGATGCGCGGCGCCGACCTCGCCACGGCGCAAGGGGCCAACCGCGTCGCGCTGGCCAACGCGCAGATGGCGCAGCAGGCGGGCCTCCAGAACCAGAAGGCGCAGATGGACTGGTACGCCATGTCGGACGCGGAGAAGAACGCGATCCTCGGCATGGCGCAGGGTCTCGACCAGAACGAGTTCGTCAACGCGCTCAACTACTACAACTTCACCCACGGCATCGCGAGCCGCGAAGAGGCGCAGAGCATGCGCGACTCCGCGCTCCGAGGCGCGCAGTACGGCCAATGGATGCAGGGCGCGGCCGGAGGCGTCGGGTACGCCGCGCAGGCGTGGGCCGAGAACCAGAAGAACACGTGGGATGACCCGTACGGAGACCTGACGCGATGAAGAAGGCCGTCATCATGCCGAGCACCAAGGCCGACTACGAGGCCGCGTTCGGCGAGCAGGTCGGGCACCCGATCAAGTTCACCGACGAGCAGTACGCCCGCATCAAGGCGGGCCAGTTGCTGCCCGATGCGGAGTGGGAGTCGGTCAAGGCCGGCCCGCCTGCGGCGCCGGTCGCCAAGTACAGCGGGTTCGAGGACGACGGCAACCCGAAGCCGCAGGGGGCCATCGCGGCGACCAGCGGGTTCAAGAGCGACGCCGAGCGCACGTACGCGACGGCGTTCGGCCGCACGCCCGAAGACGCGCCGGGGCGCAAGACCGTGGTCACCTCGCAGGCCACGACCGCCCCGTGGAAGGCCGGCAACACGCTCAGCGCGCTCGACTACGCCGCGTCTGCCGGCACGCGCGCGAGCAACCGAGCTCGCTGGGACGACACGCAGAACCGATGGGTGACCGAGTTCGAGGATCTCGGTCTGACGCCGACCGGCCTGCCCCGCGGCGGCGCGGTGGGCAAAGCGATCCGTGACACGAGGAAGGTCTGACACCATGCCGCTCAGCAAGCAGGACTACGAAACCGCTCTCTCGCAGGCTGCCGGCACGCCGGTCGTCCTCACCGACAACGACTACCAGCGACTCGTGAAGGGCCAGAAGCTCTCCGAGAAGGCGATGGCCGACGCCAAGACGCGCGGCGCGAACGCGGGCGACGGATTCGCGGACGAGGATGCAGGCCCGCCGCTGCTCAAGCCCGACCAGCCCGCGGAGATGTACCGCCCCGTGGTGAAGCTGAAGGACGCGCCTCCAGAGTCGTCCAGCATCGGCCGGCTTCCGTACGGGAGCGAGCCCACGTACACCGCGGAAGGCCCTGCGCTCGACGTGGATTCGAGCGGCGTCGGGTTTGCGCAGTTGCCGAAGTACGTCAAGGAATGGAAGGGCGCCGACCAGAGCGAGTACGGTCCCGACGACTTCGGCTTCGGGGTCGGCGAGGGCGACAAGCTCTACGCGAAGGCGCCGAAGGGCCAGTACGAGTTCGCGCCGGATGTGGTGACGGCGAAGCCGCCCGCGCCGTCGAGCAAGATCGACTTGCTCGCGCGCTCCGCGTTCGGGCCTGCGCCTGCGACGAAGAAGAAGGGGTACTGATGCCCGTCTCCATGTGGGGGTTGTGATGGCGTACACCGCAGAACAGATCGCAGCACTGCCCATCAGCGACCCCAAGCTGAAAGCCAAGTTCGCAGCGTCGCATGGCGTGCCGATGTCAAACCCGCTGATCGACGCGGTTGCGCCGCCGCCTGCGCCGGTTCCGGCCGCGCCTGCTGCCGCGTCTGCGCAGGTCAACATGCCGCCGCCCGCCGCGCCCTACGAGCCGAAGTACGTGGCCTCTGTGGGCAACCCGACGCCGGTGCCGATCAACAAGCCGCCGACGCTTGCGGATGACCCGATGTTCGGTGGCCCGCAGCCCGCGCCCGCGGCCCCTCCGCCGGCTCCGTCTCCGCTCCTGCCGAACGTCCCCGTCGTCGGCCCGCCAGCGCCTCCCGCCGGCCTCGTGGCGCCTCCGCCGAAGCCCGGTGGGCCGATGCAGCCTGGTGCGTCCACAGGCCCCGCGCTGCCGCTCCAGGCGCCTGCGCAGACGGTGGCGGCCGAAGGGCTCTACCACGGCAAGGATCCGCTCTCGTTCGGCCTGACGCCGGGGCAGCAGAAGCTCCAGGTCATCCAGGGCCAGCGACTCTACGGCGAGGGCCAGTTTGCCGAGCAGGACGCCGCGGTCGACGCCAACACCGCGGCCGACTACTCCGGCGTCGCGCAGCAGGTCTCTGCCGATGCGGACGCGCGCGCGGCGGCGGCGCAGAAGAAGGCGGCCGACCGGCAGGCGTTCCTCGCGAAGTACAACGCGGACACCGAGAAGCAGATCAACGACTACGCCAACGCCAAGATCGACCCAGGCCGTCTGTGGGCGGGCTCGCAGGGCACCGGCAACGCCATTGCGGCCACCATCGGCTCGTTCGTCGCCGGCATCGCCGGGTTTATGGACCCGTCGAAAGACTACGTGGGCCAGTTCGCCAACCGCATCGAGGGCAAGATCCAACAGGACATCGACCTCCAGAAGGCGGAGATCGCGAAGAAGGGCGCTGGCATCGAGGCACGTCGCGGCCTGTACGGGTCCTACTTGCAGCAGTTCGGGCAGGAGGATGCCGCCGAGGCGATGGCGTACGAGACGTACTTGCGCAAGACGAAGGCGCAGATCGACTCGTACGCGTCCAAGGCCACGAGCGAGAAGGCCAAGGTGCAGCTCGGCGCGCTGAGCGCTGCACTCGAGGATCGCCAGAAGATGTGGGCGGCGAATCGGCAGGCGGCGGGCGAGTCCATGATCGACTCCTACTACGCCGCGCAGGCCAAGGCGCAGGCCCAGGCGGCGGCGGCTCGCATGCAGCCGTTCAAGGACGAGTACGAGATCAACAAGAAGGTTGCCGCGAAGGCCGTCGAGACCGGCGGCTGGGCGAAGTGGGTGCCGCAAGGCACCGTGCTGCCAAACGGCGAGGTTGTGAACAACCCGTACGGCATGCACATGGTGAAGGACGCCAACGGCAACTACGTCGACACTGGCACCATCAGCGCGAAGGCCGCCGCTGGCGAAGGCGGCGGCGGTGGCCCCAAGCCGATCAACACCATCACCGGGTTCAACGAGAAGGGGCAGCCGCTCTACGGCGCGGCGATGAAGCCCGTGAGCCCGAAGGCGGGCGATGACTACTTGGAGCGGACCGAGAAGCTTGCGCAGGCGCGCGAGGCGCTGATGGGCATGAAGGCGCTTCGCAAGAAGAACAACGGCGGCGCGATGTACGAGACGTCGGAGGAGCAGGCACTCGCGGCGAAGTACAAGCGCAAGGTGTTCACCGGAATCAAGACGCTCGGCGAGAACTCCGACAAGGACGCGGCCGAAATCTGGAAGGTCGTGCCTGACCCGCTCGCGCTCGACATGAAGGCCGGGGCGACGATGCAGACGCCGTACAACGATGCGCTAATCGACGCGCACCTTGCGAGCATCGACGAGGAGATCAAGCGGCTGAACAACACGCACTTCCAGGCCAAGCCGACCACGCCGACACTCCCGCTCACCGCTCCTGACGCGAAGGGGAAGTGATGGCCGGCGGCTTCGCATCGCAGGCGGACGGCACCACGCCGGTCACGCCAGGCGGAGGCTTTGCCTCGCAAGTCGTCACGCCCGACGCCGCGCCCATCGCGCCGCAGCCCACCGGCAAAACCGTCAACGTCGTCTCACCCGACGGCAAGGTGTACGGCCTCGACGCCGCCTACCTGCCCGACGCCGCGAAGCAGGGCTACCAGATCGAGTCGGCCGAGCAGGCTGGCATCCGGCGCTACCTCGAAGAGAACAAGGGCCTCGGCGGCGCGGCGAAGGTCGCGCTGCGAGGCATGCTCGACGAGGCCACGTTCGGCGCGGGCGATGTCCTCGTCGACTCGACGCAGGACCCGTACGAACTCGCCAAGTTCCGCGCGCTCCGCGACGCGAGCCCGGTGGCCAACTACGGCGGCCGTGCGGCGGGCTTTGCGCTGTCGATGCTCTACGGCGGCGAGTTCTTCCAGGGCGCGAACGCCGCCGGCAAAGCCGCGCGCGCTGGCGTCCTCGCCGAACGCGCGCTGGCCAAGGGGCTCGCAGCCGAGGCCGCGTACCGCATCGGCGCGGAGGGCGCGGAGCAGGTCGCGAAACACGCCCCCGGCATCGCGCGGCAAGCCCTCGCCGCTGCGGCCGACTACGGCGCGCAGGGCATGGTGTTCGCGGCTCCGAAGGCCGCGGCGCAGCTTCTCACCGGCGACCCCGACAAGGCCGCCGAGACGTGGATCTGGGGCGCTGCGGGTGGGGCGGCGCTGGGTGGTGTCGTCGGCGCCCTCGGGGGCGTCGCAGGCAAGATCAAGGGCTTCTCCGCACTCTCCAGTGCGACGAAGGCTACCGCGCTCGCAGATGAGGTCACGGCGGCAGAGCGCGCTGTCGCCGAGGCAGAGGCAGCGCACGGTGTCGCTCCAGACATCACCGAAGGCGTACCCGATGCCGTGAAGGCCGCGCGCGACAACCTCGCAGGCATCAAAGGCAAGCTCGAATCCGTGCGCGCCACGATGGCCGACCACGTGGCCAAGCTGCCCGAGTACGCGGAGGCGTGGGCACAGTACGCGACCGGGAAGCCCGAAGCGTCTCTGCGCGACATCGCCAAGGACTTCGCCGAGGAGCAGGCGGTGCGGGCAATCAACCCGTACAAGAAGTACGCAGACAAGCTCGCCGACATGCCCGGCGGAGACCGCGCAGCCGGGCGTCTTTTGCTCGACAAGGGCCTACTGCCGAAAACGAACGAGCAGGTCGCGGAGTACGCAGGCAGGCTCGGGGAGAAGGTCGACGAGCTCGGAGGGCAAATCGGCGCCTACCACGACGCGCTCGACGCCGCTGGTGACGTGATCTCTCTGCGCGCCATCGCTCGCAACATGCGCACGGGCGTGCTGGACCCGCTCAAGAAGAAGGTCGGGTACCAGGCGCAGGCGGCGAAGGTCGAGCGCTACATCGCGGATTTTGAAGAAAAGCACGGCCTCGCGCGGCTTGAGGGCGAGACAAAGAAGCAGTGGCTCGCCCGCACCAAGGACATCAAGGCTTCAGTCAAGGAACTCCACGCGGAGCGGCTCGACTTTGACCGCCTGCTGTACGGAGAGAACTCCGCGCTCACCGCCGACAAGGTAGACAAGGAGTACCGCGCCATCCGGCAGATGTACGGCATGGCACTCGACAACGGGTACCAGTCCGCGGGCAAGGCGCTCGGCATGACCGCCGAGCAGATCGGCGCAATCAAGCAACTGAACCGCGAGTTCGGCGCGTTCAAGACGATCCACTCTGCCGTCGAGGCCAACATCGGCCGCGAGATCTCCAATCGTGGATTCGGCAGCATGACCGACATGCTCGCTGGCATCGCAGGCTCTGCGGGCGGGGCGCTGCTCGGCCCCATCGGAGGCGCCGCGGGCGGATTGCTCGCGTCCTACGTCAACAACCAGCTCCGCAAGAACGCGAACCACTGGCTCGCTGAACTCGCCGACACCTACGCTCGGACAGGGCATGTGCCGGATGTCGTGAGTCGGGCGAAGGCGCAACTCACCGAAGCGTTCATGCCTGGCAAGTGGGCCGATGCCACGGACCGCGTGGCCGGCGCCGCAGGTGGCGCTCTGCGCGCTGCTGGAGCCAAGGCCGAGGAAGTCTTCGGAGACGCAGCTGGTCGCGTTGCGGCCAAGGCTGCTGCTCCGTTCGACGCGGCGGCGGCGAAGATCGCTGGCGCTGCTGACGTGAACGCGGCCTCTGCTGCGTCGGTGCAGGACGCGGCTGCGAAGATCGCGGATGCGGCATCGCGCATCGAAGCGGCGCAAACGCAGTCGTTCGGAAACAGGGCGCTCGCCGCACTTGAGGCCGCTTTCGCGAAACATGATCGCGAGTTGTCCCGCGTCCCCGCCGTTCTCGACCACATGGCAGGCCGCAAGTCGCCCGCGCGCGAGACGCTCGGCGTCAACGTGCTCTCCCGGTTCCTCGGCATGGAGGACCGCACGAAGCTCGACAAGCCCGACGACGTGATGGCCTTCGCCGACCGGATGGCCGCGCTCGCCAGCAACCCCGACGACATGGAGGCGCGCAGCAAGGCCGCGATTGCTCCGCTCAGCGCCGACGCGCCTGAAGTGGCGATGGCCGTGGCGGCGAAGCTCCCGCAGGTCGCGCAGTACCTCGCATCGCAGGCTCCGCAGTCGCCGTACAGCGTGCCGGTGCCGTTCACGCCCGCGCCCACGTGGAAGCCGACCGACGCGCAGGTGAAGGACTACCGCACCAAGGTGGCCGTCGCGCTCGACCCGTACAAGGCGCTCGACGCGCTCGCCGACGGCACGCTCACCAAGGCCCACGTGGACGCGCTGCAAGCGGTCGCGCCGAAGCTGTACCAGGAGATGCTCAAGCGCATCAACGACTACGGCTCGTCGGGCAAGGCGCCGTCGTTGCCGTACGCGCAGCGCCTCAAGCTCTCGATGATGACGGGGGCGCCGCTGGACCGCTCGCTCGCTCAGCTCTCGAACCTACAGGGCATCTACCAGACCAAGGACGCGAGCAAGGTGGACGGCGGCGGAAGGCCGCTCGGCAAGTCCAACCCCGCGCTCCAGACGACCGACATCGCCCGCTTGAGCGGCTGACACCAGCAAGGAGACCTGACATGCGCGTTTTCAATGCGGTCATCACGTGGTCGACCGATCAGTCGACCTACACGACCTCGGGCGACATCTCGAACAGCACCCTCTACTCGGTCCCTATCTCGCTCCGTCACATCGACGTCTACTCGGCGCAGATCGTGACCACCGGCGCGACCGTCACGGGCGCGTTCAAGCTCCAGGTCAGCAACGACGAGCCGAACATGTCTCCGACCAACATCCCCACCGCGTCGGCGATGAACTGGACCGACGTGGACAGCTCGTCGCAGACCGTCACCACTGCGGGCAGCGTCGTGTGGAACGCATCGGGCGCTGGGTACCTGTGGGTTCGCGTTGTCTGGACCGAGAGCGGCACGGCTGCGGGTAGCGTGACCGGGCGGCTCGTCGGCAAGGGCGACTGATGGCCTATATCGACTTGAGGCCATCGGCTCGAATCGTGGTCTACGGCGACTCCATCGCCGCGGGCTACGCCTCGACGAGCCCGGCAACCGACGCCTGGCCGGTGCTCCTGAGCGCGGACTATCCGGGCATGGTGCGTGTCATCGCGTACAGCGGCCGGCAGCTCCGCACCGATGGCCTCACGGCCGCGTGGCGGGTCAACCTCGCGCAGCAACTCGTGCAGGCGGCACGGGGCACGAACAGCCGGCGCATCTGGCTCGCGATCGGCACCAACGACTACGGCGTCGCGCAGTGGAACTCGACCGACTTCGGGTCCGCGTACGCTGACCTGCTCGACCAGATCCGTGCGCTTGACACGACGGTCACGGTCTACGCGCAGTCGCCGCTCGTCAGGAGCACCGAGACGGCCAACGCGCTCGGCTCGACGCTGCCGAACTACCGCACCGCGATCTCGTCGGCGTGTACGGGGCGATCGTGGGCCACGTTCGTCGATGGGTCCGCGATCCTCGCGCTCGGCGACCTCGTGGACGGCGTGCATCCGACGACGGCGGGACACGTGAAATACAAGGCCGCGGCGAAGGCCGCGCTGGGGTACTGAGATGGCATACAAGGATCTGCACGGCGCATCGGTCATCAAGCAGGAGTCGCACGGGTGGTACCCGGCCGACTACGGCACTTCGCTCGCGTGGTGGATCCGCGCCGACCGCGGCGTGACCAAGGACGGCTCCAACCTGGTCAGCCAGGCCGACGACCTATCCGGGTACGGACGTCACGTCACGGCCTCCGGTACGGGTCGCCCGACGTGGAACGCGACGGGCGTGAACTCGCTTCCGTCGTTCGACTTCGCGGGCGACGACTTCCTCCAGTACACGTCGACCGTCGTCAGCGCGCAGCCGTTCGTCGTCTTCCTCGTGGCCCGCAACGACGGCGACGGCAGCACCTACCGCAATGCCTTCGACGGCTACGGTGCGGGGCGCACGCTCATCTACGCGGCCGTCACCAGCAAGGCGATCGGCACCGCTGCGGGCTCGCTCGTCACCAGCGCGTCGACTTGGACCGGCACCAAGCAGGTCACCGCCGTGATCAACGGCGCAAACTCGTTCGTCCGCGTCAACGGGTCTCAGGTGCAGTCGGGCAACGCGGGTGCAGGCACGCTCGCCGGCATCACGCTCGGCCGCGACCCCACCGCCGCGAACTGGTGGATCGGCTCGATCCCCGAGGCGTTCGTTGTCACCGGGTCGCTCACGGGCACCGAGCTCGTCACCGCCGAGAGCTACCTCGTCAACCGATACGCGGCAGCCTGATAGGAGCACCATGGACCAGTACATCCGTATCGCCATCGACATCATCGGCCTCATCGGCATCGTGGCCGGCGTCGCGGCGAAGTGGCTTCCTGAGGGGAAGGCCAAGGCCATCGCTAGGGACGTCGGCTTCCGCGCCCACGACGCGCTCGGCGTGATCAAGGGGGCCAAGTGAGCATCATCAGCGAAGAAGAACTCAAGGCGGCGCGCGAGGCGACCGCCGCACAGCGCGCGCTGGCCCTCGCTCTGCGTGAGGCGGAGATCCGTCTGCTCCTCGACCGCGCGCGCCCGATGCTCGCGTGGGCGCCGGAGCCGTTCCGCACGGCGCTCGGCATGCTGGCGGATGTCATCGGCGAAGTGCTCTGACCGTCCGGTTCTGTCCCGTTCCATCCAGTAGCTTGCCACATGCGTGGCCCGCAGTGACAATAGACCCGCCGCGCCCGTAGGGAGCAATCCAGACCCGCCGTCGTTCGGCGGTGGCACGGGCTCGGGGCCGACTGGACCGACTGGCCCCACGGGTGCGACGGGGCCCACGGGTGCGACTGGAGCCACTGGGGCTACGGGAGCGACGGGCGCAACAGGTGCCACGGGGGCCACGGGTGCCACCGGCGCAACGGGCCCGGCCGGCTCGGCGAACGTCGGGCAGACGACGCTCAACTTCGGCGCGACGCCCGGCGGCAATTACGCAACGGCCACTGTCACCGGACAGACGTCCATCACGGGCACGTCGAAGTGCGACGCATGGATCGCAGCAGTCGCGACGGCTGACCACAACGTGCTCGAGCATGCGGTGGCGAGCATCGCCGTCGTCTGCGATGCGCCTACTGCTGGCGTCGGATTCACGATTCACGCAGTGAGCGAGTTGAGGCTCACCGGCACGTTCACTGTCAATTGGAGTTGGACCTGACATGGCTGGAATTCGCATCGAGGGCAACACGTCTGGCTACGTTGCCGAGGTCAACTCGGCCAACGAGCTCAAGACGACGGGCGGGAGTGCGACCGAAGCCAACGCAGGCTTCGTGACGCTCGCATGCGAGGGCGACCCCGGGACGGTGTACGGCTCGCGGTACATAATCCCGCTTGAGGGGGACGAGGACTACCGGCTACGCGTCGGTGCGGACTCGCTCATCTTCCACGAGACCTTCGCGGGCTCGGCGCTCAACAGCGCGCAGTGGACGTCGGTCGTCACCACGTTCGCGACGGCGGTCGGCAACCAGTACCTCAAGCTGAACTCTGGCGCGTCTGCGGCGGCCAACGGCGTCGCGCGCGTGCAGTCGTACCGTACCTTTTCGGTCGAGCACTCGTTCGCGCTGTACATCGAGTTTCCGTTTCAGATCGTGGCAGCCTCGCTCGGCATCACCAACACGACGGTCGAGGCCGGATGGTTCATCGCGAGCGGTACGACCGAGCCGACGGACGGCGTGTACCTGCGCTGCAACGCGTCTGGCGTGTGGCAGTTGGTGTCGAAGTACAACGGCTCGGAGCAGGCGTCCGCCGGGTTCACGCCGGGCACCGCGGGTATCGTCGTCAACGCGGACGCCGAGTGCCTGCTCGTCATCAACACGATCGAGGCAGAGTTGTGGATCGACAACGTGCTGGTCGCGACGGTGTCGCGTGCCGCCGCGGTCCCGTCGCTCACGCTATCCAACTCGCTTCCCATCACGTTCCGCGTCTACAACGGCGCGGTCGCGCCTGCGACGGCCACGCAGTTGTGGATCGGCCCCGTCGTCGTGAGCCGAGGCGGTATGATGAACCCGCTCCAAGCCTCGGACGCCTCGTCCCTCATGGGCTGGGGCGGCTACCAGGGTCAGTCGGGCGGCACGATGGGCTACACGGCCAACAGCGCCAACAGCGCCTCGCCCGCGTCGGCCGTTTTGAGCAACACCGCCGCTTCGTACACCACGCTCGGCGGCCAGTGGCAGTTCGCCGCGCTCGCGGGCGCCGAGACAGATTACGCGCTGTTCGCCTATCAGGTCCCCGCGGCGGCGGCAGGCTCGTACAACCGCAACCTCGTCATCCGCGGCATCCGCATCGACTCGCTCAACACGGGCGCAGCGGTTGCGACGACGCCGACCGCAATGGCTTGGCAGATCGGCGTGGGCGCAACGGCCGTCACGCTCGCCACCGTGGCCGACACCGCGACCGCAAAGCAGGCCCGGCGCGTCCCGGTTGGCGTGCAATCGTTCATCGTCGGCGCGGCGGCCGGCGCAGCGGCGGAGGCCATCGACCTCAAGTTTTCGTCGCCCCTCGTCGTCGAGCCCGGCAACTACGTGCACATCATCATGAAGCAGTTCGCGGGCACTGCGACGGCGAGCCAGATCATCCGCGGCGTCGTCTACGTGGACGCCCAGTACATGTGAGGGTTGGCAATGCTCATGATCATCAGCGGCGGTGACCTCGGCGGGACCGAGGTCGAGTTTGCGACGGGCGATGTCGGAGACGCTGTGCAGCTCGACGCGGGTCCCCGCCTCGCGCGGTACGAAGTGCGCGAGTACGTCGAAGACGGAGTCTCATTCCGGCAAGCCGTGTTCGTCGGATACGTTCCAAAGCCCTAGCGCCTCCCGTATCCACTACCGTCCAGCTACCGCGCGTCTTCGGATGCGCGGTTTTCTCTTTTGTCGAATCGACGCGCTCGTCCTGTTGGTGTTGCTCGCCGGCCTCTGGTGGTCCGACGCGCCCGTATTCGACATCGTTCTGACGCTTCTGGGGATCTTGCCATGAGCACACTCGGAGTGACTCTCTACGCCGACGACGGCGCGGTCTGTCTCGGCATGGACACGGACGAGGGCGAGTGGGCCGCGGCGCTGACGCCCGACGTGGCTGACGACCTCGCCGACCGGCTGCGTGCCGCCGCGGCCGATGCGCGACGCCAGAAGCCGGGGAACGTGCAATGACCGAAGTTCCCGTCCATCGCACGCCGTGGGCCATGCCCGAGTTGCTCGCCGCGTACGCCGAGGCGTGGCGCGAGGTCATCGGCGGCGAGCCGTCGCGCGCTGCGCTCGCCATCCTTGCCGCGCAGGCGACACTCGAGTGCGGCCACGGCGGCGGCTCGTGTTGGAATCACAACACGGGCAACGTGATGGCGCTGGGCGGCTACGCGGGCGACTACCACGTGCTCCGGGGCGCGCCCGAGTGCTTCGACGAGGGCAAGGTCCCGGCGGGCTGGCGCGAGGTGCAGGGCAGCGTCGTGTGCGGTCCCGGCAAGGTGTCCGCGGTGCCGGTGGCGGGGTCTCGCTTCCGCGCGTACGCGTCCTTCGCGGCCGGCTGCGCCGACAAACTCCGCGTGCTCGATCGCCAGTGGGGTCGCGCGATCGTGGCGCTCCAGGCTGCGACCGGGGCCGAGGCCGCCGAAGCGTTCGTGGCGGGGCTCGTCGGCCCCCCGCGCTACTTCACCGCGTCGGCCACGAGCTACGCGAACCAGGTCCGCTCGCTGGCGCAGACGATCATGCGTGCCACCGCGGATGCGGACTGGCCCGCGCCGCCTGCGCGCTACGAGATCCCTCCGCCTCCCGTCCCGGTCGAGGTGCCGCAAGCCGTCGATTTCGTGCAGACGCTGGCAACTGACGAGGTGGCGTGATGGCGGCAGAGACGTACGTGATCGGTGGGCTCGGGACGCTGGTGACGGTGCTGGGCACCATCGTGGCGTCATCGCTCAACAAGCGGCTCGACACACTGGAGCAGCGCCAGAACAACGGCGACACCGCAGCGCAGACGCTCGCCATCGCGGTGGCCAAGCTCACCGTGGAGGTCAGCCACTTGAACGCGGCCCTCAGCAAGCTGGACAACTCGTGAGGGACTACGCAGGCTCGGCTCCGCGCACGTGGACCGACGAGACGATCGCACGCGCCCGCGAGGTGCTCGGGCGGCACCGGACACTCGCCGCCGCAGCGAAGGAGCTCGGCGTCTCGGCCTCGGGGCTACAGTCCGCGTTCTGGTCACGGCGGGCCACGCTCGGCGGCGGAGCGCGGGAGTTCCTGTTCGGGGGGCCGTTGGCGAACTGTTCGGAGTTGCCGAAGGGTTCGCACGAAACGAAACCGACGGTTACGGAGCGTGCGCCCTACGCGGGCGCGGCCACCGTCGCCGAGCCTGGGACGGTGATGGGGCGGGTGAGGCGCACCATCGCGTGCGTCGGAGAGGCCACGCCTGGAAGACACCGCGTCGCGCACGTCGGCGATATCCACTTTGGCAGCAAGCACACCGACTGCGCGGCGCTGCTCGACTTCCTCAAGCTTGCAGCAGATCGCGGGTGCACGGCCTTCGTGCAGACCGGCGACGTCTGCGATGGCGTCAAGGAAGTGCTCGTGCAGGAGCAGCGCGCCGTTGGCTACGACGACCAGCATACCGAAGCTGTCGAGGTCATCGCCAAGGCGCCGCGCCTGCCGTGGGTCGTCATCGGCGGCAACCACGACGCGTACAGCAACGACGCGGTGGGCATGGACTCGGGGATCGCGCTGGCCAACCGCATGCGCGAGGTCGGCGTCGACTGGCGCTACCTGGGCTCGTGCCTCGGACGGGCCGTCATCCACGGTGCGCGGTGGGAGCTGTTCCACCCGCACGGAGCCGGCAGCACGCCGAACAGCATCCGCACGACGCTCAACAAGAAAGCCGAGAAGTACGAGCCGGGCGACGAGCCGCACGTGCTGGCCATCGGGCATTTTCACAAGTTCGCGCGCATCCACACCGACCCGGAGAACGTGTTCGCCATCGCGAGCGGGACGTTCCAGCGGCAGAAGGGCAGCGACTTCGCCAAGCGCATGATCAACCCGTGGGACATCGGCTCGAGCATCGTCTCGTGGACCGTGTTCCCAGACGGATCGGTCGGCGAGTTCTCGGTCGAGTTCATCCGCATCCGGTCCGAAGCCCAAGGATGGGCGGCATGAGCCGCAAGCTCTGGCTGACCTGCTCGATGGGAGCGACCGAGTGGCAGGTCTACGCCGTGCCGCATGACGACCCCGGCCTGCGCGTCGAGGGGCAGGACTGCTACGCGGTCACGCTGACCGAGAGCTGCGAGATCTTGGTGGCCGAGAACGTCCACCCGACCAGGCGCGCGGAGATCGTACTGCACGAGCTCCTCCACGCCGCGGTCGCGTCGTCGGGGCTCGGCGTCACGCAGCGGTGGTCGGACGCACGGGAAGAGGTCGTGGTGCGCGCGCTCGCCGGCCCGCTGGCGCATGCGCTCGTCAGCTCTGGTCTGTGGCGGGGGAGGAGGGTGCCGCGATGAGTGACGTGCAGGCCTTGGAGGCGCTCCTAGACGGGCTCAACGAGGACGAGCGCGCCGTCGTGCTCGACGTGGCGATCGGCCTCGCAGAGCGCATGCTGACGGGCCGGAAACGGTACGCGCCCCTCGCGTTGGCCACCGACCCCCGCGATTGGGTCAAGGAGGCGCGCGAGGAGATGCTGGACGGCGCGGCGTACCTCGCCTGCGCGATGGTGCAACGTGGCCGACCCTGACCCCGTACAGACCACCTGGCTCATCGACGGCGACATGCTGGAGGGCGCCGCCACGTGCTCGGACGTCACGTGCGTCTGCGAGGTCGTGCGGGCAGAGCCGAGCACCGAGGCGATGGAGCTGGCGCTATGGCTCTGGATGACAAGCCAGATGCCTAGATTCCAGGCGTGAAACGGTGGCGCTTGCGCGATTCGTGGTTACAAAAAGACGTCCCCGCAGCGTTGGAGCGCCCGGGGACAGGCAACAACCTGATGAGGAGGTCGTCGCGATGACGAACCTAACGCATGCGCTTTCGAGTGTCGAATCTCGGTTCTGGTCGCGCGTAGACAAGGATGGCCCTGTGCCTGATCACGTGCCCCATCTTGGCCCATGCTGGGTATGGACTGGGCACAGGAATAGGAAGGGGTACGGTTGCTACGCCATCCGTGCGTTGCCGTCACAACTCGCACACAGGATCTCCTGGATGCTCGCGACTGGGCATAACCCCGGCGCGCTTCTAGTGATGCACCGTTGCGACAACCCAGCGTGCGTGAACCCGTCGCATCTCACCACCGGAACGGCGGCCGACAACTCGGCTGACATGGTTGCCAAGGGGCGCGCGTCGCAGGGGTTGGAGCACTTCACCAAGGTGCAGCCAGACAGGGTTGCGCGCGGCGAGCGTCATGGATCGCGCACTCACCCGGAGTGCGTGCGAAAAGGGTCCGCGAGTCCGCTCGCAAAAATCGACGAGTCGACAGTACTTCTCATCCGAGCGCGCGCTGCGAACGGAGAGCAGTACAAAGACATCGCGGCCGACGTTGGTATCGGGAAGGCAACCGTCGCCAGTATCGCGCGCGGGCTGGCATGGAAGCACGTGGGCGGTCCGATTGCGGCTCACCGGTCCATCAGAGGTCACGGTCGCAAGAAGGTGGCGTAGCGGGCCGTGCGAACGGGGGCGGGCGTAGTCAACGCCCCGCAGCCGTCAGCGCCTGCTCGCGCACCCACGCAGCAACGGGCTCGCCCGCCGCCTCGGCGGCGCGCTGGATGCGCTCGTACTCCTCGGGCGACAGATCATGCTGCACCTCGCGCCACGGCATCGCACTGGTCGAAGCGGAGGCGTTTTCGACCAACCCAGACCAAAGTGCAGCGGCTCACGACGCACCCCGCGGATGCGGGCACAGCCGGGGCACAAAGCGCGAACGTCGGCGCTGTTCTCCACAGCATCCGACGCCCGCAAACTGCCTGTTTTCTAGTGGGGTGACCGACGGGACTTGAACCCGCGACAACCGGAGCCACAATCCGCTTCGCATCATTGTTCAGTAGCCACTGTTCAAGAGTTTTCAAGCCGTTTCGCGCTACGCATGTCACTCCGCGCTGCGCGAATCCGCGCGCGTGGACACAACAGGGGCACAGAGCTGGCGAACGTGGATAGGGGCCATCAGGCGGGCTTCGATGAGCCGCCCGGCGTCGCCCGCGTCCATCTGCCCGTAGACGCGCTCGAGCATTTTGGTGTCGACATGGCCGAGCACCTTGGAGATGAGGTAGGTGTCGACGCCGCGGAGCAGGAGCCACGTCGCGAACGAGCGGCGCAGGTCGTTGGCCGAGACCGACCCGACCACGTGTGCGCCTGGGTGGCTCTTGCGGATGGCGGCGACGCTCATGCGCTTCGGGCCGGGCTGGCCGGGCTTCGGGTCGTACGTGTCGATGGGCTCGCCTTTCGCGTCGACCCACCGTGCGATGCCGGCGCGCAGGCAGGCGGCCTTGAGGTCGCGGTGCATCTGCGGCTTCGGCCAGTCGCGGAACATCGGTCCGGTGCGCGGCGCGTCTGCGATGGCGCGGTACAGGTACGGCGCCGACAGCGACACGATCGGGACCTTGCGGCGTGACTTGGCCGTCTTGGTGCCGCGGATGTGCACAACGCCGTGCGGGATGTCGACGTCCTCACGGTGCGCCCGCTGCGCCTCGGACAGCCGCGCGCCGGTCGCGATGATAAACGCCACGTGGGCGGCCCGGTCGGAGGGCAGGGCGTCGAGCAGACGGTGCGCGTCGGCCTCGTCGAGGTAGTCCGTCCTCGGCTCGTACTTGGCCGAGAAGTGGCGCGGCATCACTTCGTCAGGGTTGCGCGCGTACTCCTCGCGGTGCCGGGCTAGCGACAGCACGCCGCGGAGCGTGACCAGCTCCTTCTGGATGCTGTGCGGATGCGCGCCTTCGGACTTGCGGAGCTCGACGTACGCCGCGACGGCGCGCGGGTCGATCCAGTGGATGAACGGGTCGGCCACGCCGCGGTCTGCGAACACGATGGCAAACCCGCGCGTCAGGTGGCGCGCCTTCTCGCCGTACATGTCGCGCGTGGCCTGCGCCAGGTCGCGGTCGTTGCACTCGGCCAGGAAGCGGTCGGCGGCTACGGACAGGCGGGTTTCGTTCGCGGCACGATAGGTCGGGTCGACAGCCCTGCGTTCGATGTCGCGGGCTTTCGCTTCCGCGGCCTTCTTGTCGGTGCAGCCGGTCGAAACGCGGAGCTTGCGCCCACCCTCTGGGTTGGGGACGCGGGTCCACCAGATGTCGCCTCGCTTGAAGAGCCCTGCCACGTTTCCGCCTCCTTCTCCGCAAGCCATTGCTCGAACCGCTCACGGCGCACGCGGAGCCGCTGGTTGAGCTTGATCGCGCCCATGTCGTGCATCAGTTGGCGCGCCGACGACATCGGCACTTGCAGCGCCTCTGCCACCTGCTCGGCGGTCATCAGCATCACGCCGCCCTCCCTCGCGCTTTGACGCACCACTCGCACGAGCACCACCGCTGCGGGGGGTGGGTGGGTGCGGTGGGCGCTGTCGAGGGGCGCCCGAACGGCTCGAGCCCGTGGTCGCGCACGAGTCGGCGCGCGTGGCGCTCGGAGCACTGGAGGCGCTCGGACATCTCGCCCGCCGTGCGGGACGCGGCATAGGCGTCGAGCACCTGCTGCGCGGTGTACCGTTTGCGCGGCGTGCATCCGCGGCTGTGGTCACGCTCGCGCGCGAGGCGAGCACGGCACGGGCGGCACGTGTTGTGGCCTGCCCACTGCTGCCACGATCGGCAGTGGCTGCACCACGCGAGGCCGGCGGCGCGCTGGGCGAGGTAGTGCTCGATCGTGCATCCGATGCGGCGGGCCGCGTGGATGCGGTTGGCGTGGGTGTGGCGCGTGGTGTCGGCGTGGGCGGTCACCGCGCTCCCTCCCGCGACAGCCGGCAGGCGTCGTGCTCGGGGTGGACGGGGAGGCCGCAGACGGAGCAGCACGCAGGCTCGCGAGCTTTGGCGGCGAGCACCTGCGTTTCCTGCCATAGACGCCGCGCCTCGGCGTGCCACAGGCGGGACCAGCGGTGGGCGTTGGCGGTCGCATTCGGGTCCATGTCGGCCAGTTCCTGGTGCAGCGCGTTGACCTCCGCGTTGAGGGCGTCGTGCCTTCTCGCCAGCGCCTCAACGCCGCGCACGACGTCACCCACCGGCACGCCCGCGTCGGCGAGGATGCCCATGATCCTGCTCTCCTGAGTGCGCAGCGCGGCGCGCGTCGCGGTTTCGGTGGCGAGGTCGCGGCGGGCGGCGTTGTAGGCCGCGGCAGCCTCCTCGGCCTCGGCGCGGGCGGCGTCGCGCTCGCGTACCGCCTGCCCGATGAGCGCAAGCCGCTCCTGCGCGATCTGCTCGTCGTGGCTGGTCATGTACGTGTGGACGACGCCGCGGAGGCGGTCGATCTCGCGCAGGGCATCGTGCGCAACCAGTTCATGCATGCACACGCCGTCGCCTTCGATGCCGTGGCCGTGCGCGAGGCGGTGTAGCTCGCGCTGGCCGGCGGCAAGGGCGGCTCGCGCGTCGTCCCGCTCCCGAGTGAGGCGGGCAATGGTGGCATCGGTCTCGCAGTCGGGGCACGGCGACCACTCGCGGTGCGCGGCGCACCAGTCGCTCGCTCGGATCTGATCGCTCACGTCCCACCTCCCGCGCGACGGCGGTACACGCGCCACACCCGCACCTCGCTGATGTCGTGCACGCCGCGCATCACGTCCGCCGCACACAATGCGAACGACCGCGCGTGCTCGGTCGCGGCCAACGTGTAGAGCATCTGGCGAGGCTCCCACTCTCCGCGGACGACCTTGCGCCACGTGACGCGCCAGCCGATCAGTTTGCGCTCACCCATCGCCGTGGGCCTCCATTGCCATCGCCGCGAGGCGGTCGAGGGCGGACTGCGCCCGATCTCCTCGGCACCCGCAACCGCTTCGCCGGTTGTTGCAGTGGTAGTCGTGGCGCAGCGTCTCGTGCCGCACCGCAGCGACCAGCCCCTCCACCTCCGCCCGCCGCACGAAGCGCCGGATCGAGAGGCCGAGATCGATCGCCCACCAATCGGGCATGCAGCACCCGCACGGCTCAACGTCCTCACCTCGGGCGTGGCGCGTGCCGCACCCCGGACAGGTTCGCAGGTCACCCATCGGACACCTCCGCAGCGGGCGCGGCGACCATCGGCGTCACGCTGATGTCGATGTATGCGTGGCCCCCGAGCAACACCGTCCAGCAGCGCCGCCCG